GTGATTAAATTAGTCAATATATTGAAAGAAATAGAAAGTAAAGAGCAACTTAAAAAACTTGCATATTCTTGGCAAAAACCTGATGGAACTTTTATTCCTGTAAAACGCGAACATGGTTTGGATGCTTTAAAACATGTTGGTGGTGACCCGAAAGATGATAATGTTGTTATATTGTGGAAAAGAGGATGGCAAAGAATATTTTATTATGGTACTGACCTTAATGTTCATAATGAATTTTATCAACCAAATGATAAACAGAAAGTTAGATTAATTGAATTAGCAATACAACTTGGTTTTGAGAAAGTGGAATGGGATGGTGGTGATAAAGGTGATAAAATTCTTTGGTCGGTTCATGATGTTTTGGAAGAATCTATTCAAAATTTATCCAGAACAAAGCGTTTAATTCCTTTAATAAAACTTGCCAGACAATATAATACATTTGAGAATTTTTATAACGATTATCAATTTAAAAATTATCATGGAATTTATTGGCATTTAACCAATAATCCAAATTTTCGAATAGACCCCAAGCATTCTCCATCAGACCTTTCTTCATTGGCTATTGGTGGTTCTGGAGAACCCGGATTAACGCTGAGTACAGATTTGGGCAATTGGTATTCTATTTTTAAGAAATCCAGAAAATATGCTGCTCAAATAGATTTATCAGATTTAAAACCGAATGTGGATTATAGGGATACTACACGGCAATTCGGTCACGAAATATATGTTTTTAAACCAGAAAAAGTAAGAGTGGTAAAAGTATATCCTATAAAGAATGCCATGGCCATAAATTTAAGAGACTACAAAAAAGTTTTACCACAATCTATAGATGAATTAAAAAAGTTGTATTATTTAGCTAAACAGGGATAGACATTCCTTGGTTATGTTGGTGTAATCCGGTAGCACGCCCGTTTAGGGAGGTTACGTTCAAATCGTAAGTGTTATGATGAGCTCTTGCTCGAATGGAATCGGCTCGACGGAGCATTAGTGAAATCCCCTGATAGAAATAGAGAGATAGACGAAAATCCGAAGATGGAGGTTCAATTCCTCCCTGCCCCTCTGGGGCGGTGGTGCAAATGGTTAGCATGTTGGACGCCCGGAACGACTGTGAAATCCTCTTTAATTTCTTAATTGACATAAATGCTTTAATGGTGTATAATATCAATATGAAAGTTATATTGCCGGTTAAAGAAATACCTGTTGGTTCTGTTGTAACAAAATTGAATGGGCAAAAGAAATATCAAGTAAGAGATAGAATTACTATTTATGATGAAGTGAAAAATTCATCAAGAGATATAACATTGGAAATGAATACAAGAGTTTTATGGTCTGTGGATTTGCCTATGTCGGTCAATATAATTTCAGGAGATACTGAAATGATATGGGATGCAGATTATAATGCTCTTCAATCATATCTTTATGAAAAATATGAATTAGACCAAAAATAATATTAGGGGGTGGTAGCTTAGCCGGATAAAGCGTCTGCCTGTCACGCAGAAGACCGGGGGTTCGAGTCCCCTTCATCCCGCCAATTTAATTCCCGCATGGTGTAGTGGTTTGCACGGTGGTCTTTGGAACCATAAGTGACGGCTCGAAACCGTAGGCGGGAGCCATTTTATGATAAGAATATTAAAAGTAAAATTGTTTTTGGGTTCGACCTTGGAAGAAATAGAAACAAAAATTTCTGATTGGTTATCCAAAGAAAAAATTTGTGTTGGAAATTATATGGATATTAAATTATCTAAATTGAGTGATGTTTATCAATTAATTCTTGTTTATGCTGAATTAATACAGGAGTAAAGTTATGATGCAAGTAATAAGATGTGAAACTTGTGGTGGCGATACAATACCTTTGGGCGGTATTAGTGTTGATTTAACCCTAAATAAAAGTGAGTTTTGTAATCACTGTTACCGAACTAAAACAGACAAACAAGAACATTTCTTTTGTTCATTGCTTTGTTTTCATGAATATATGTTGAAGCTTGTTAATGGTGAAACAGAATTGAAATGGAAAGAGAGATTTCCACCCATTGCTATAGAAGTTAAAACTTAATTTATTGATGCGTGGTGTAATGTAGCGCCCCTGCCCTTGAAGCAGAAAGGTGTAAGTTCAAGTCTTACCGCATCAGCCAATCTACATGAAATACGAAATACATACAAATATATTGTGGTTAGATGGAGTTCCAGCATTTCTTTTTTTACCTAATGGAGAAAAAGACCCAATGACGCCGACAGGATGGAATTGGTATTGTAGTCATAAAGAAGAAATTGATAAATGGATTGAAAAACATTTCAAAAAATTGCCAAAATAATGATATGTGTGAACAAATTAAAGATAATTTTAACAAATTAAAATCACAATTTGTAAAATATCATCCATTTATGGAAATTGTTTCTGCTGAAGATATGATTGGACTAATTGGAAAATCTGAACAATTTGTGATAGAACAAATGAATAGATGGAAAATGACATATTATGGATGCTATGAAATTTAAGTGTAAATGTCCAAATTGTGGAACATTACGTGACCTTGAAGATTATTTGGTGAAACTTATACAAAGAAAGTATGTTAAAGGACCAACCAGAATTGGATTAGATTGTTGGTATTGCAATTTTTCATTTTGGGTAGCAGAGAAAGATTTAATAAAATCAGTATGATATGAAGTAAAAACCACATGGCCAACATTAAAAGGTAGATTAAGTCAACCATTAACAACGGAAGAAGAAGCATTACTTCAGTTAGAACAAATCGGTGGAGTAACTTTTTCAGAAAAGGCCATTAAGAAATTAAAGAAAATTAAAGAACGTCGATGTGATAAATTAAGAAATGCCAGCATGATGTAACGGTAGCCTGCCAAGCCTGTACCTTGGACGTGAGGGTTCGATTCCTTCTGCTGGCTCCAAAAAAATTTATGAAAAATATTTTAGTTTTTTGTTTAATGTTTTTAACAGCTATATCAATAGCTTGTTCATCTACTCTTACTATATACTATGGTGGTATGCCATCAACCAATATGATAGATAGTATTAAAGTTTATTATGGCTCACAATTAAAGTCTTATACAAATTCTATTTCATTTCCAGTAAATACTTTAATATACATTACTAATGCTCCATTTAATGGATATAATCCAATATACTGCCGGGGTGAATATATGCCTTTTTATACTAAATTGCCAATCTCTGGCTTGATAAGTGGACAACCATTTTATTATAAAATGAGTTATATATGGAAAGGTGGAAGTGAAGTATTAATGTGGGAATCGATGTGTGCATCTACAGTCCCAACTAATGATGTAGTACTTTTTCCACCAACCAATTTGCGAATAGTTGATTAAATAGTTTATGAAAAAAATATTGATTACTTGTCTAATATGTCTATCAACATTGTTGGTTAATTCAGCAATGGTAACTATTCATTTTATGACGGGATATAGTTTATCGCCCGTTAACCTTAAAATTTATTATGGTTCACAATTACAGACATATACAAATTATATTATAGCATCTTTAAGTGCTAATAATATTGTTACTACAACTTATGCAGCCTATGATCAGGTGCAATGCAAAAGCGGAATCTGGAGTGCTCCTCATGTGGATATTCCTATAGATGGTTTGATTTTAGGTCAACAATTTTTTGATGGCATTACTTTAATAAATTCTAATAGCGTTGAGTCTCCATTTTTATCTCAAGCGGTTTGCGGATTTACTGTTACTAATAATATAGACCAACCTCTTTCTCCAAATGGTTTGCGAATATCAAATTAGTTTGTTGCCATTTTAACTGTTTTTGATATATTTATAGATAGTTTATGGAAGTCAGGTAGATGTTGGTTTGCTGCGCCAGTCTTGAAAACTGGACCGGAATAAAATCCGGCAGGGGTTCGATTCCCTTGGCTTCCGCCATTTTGGAAGTGTGGCCGAGAGGCTGATGGCGCAAGTTTGCTAAACTTGTGACCCTCTAACGGGGGTCCGTGGGTTCGAATCCCACCGCTTCCGCCAATTTATGAAAAATAAAAAGAAGCAAAAAAAACAGAAGCCGGTGGTAAAAGAACTTACAGTAAAAGGAACATTAGCTGCTTTTAAAGTGATTGTGGATAATTTTACGCCAGCAGGTTATACGAGGATTTCTTGATTATGAAAAATATAAAAAAATTATGGATTGAAAATATCAAAAAAGTGGCTCGTAAAAAATATAAGTTTTTAGAATCGGGTATTAATAATACCGATTGGGATATTTTTTGGGAAAGTTATGGTATTGATGGACTTTCACCGGAAGAAGCATTGAAAGAAGATTTTTCTAATACTTAATATACGATAGCTTAATTTATTGGAAAAAGAAAGATGGTAAAATAAATTATCATTAAAAAATGAAAGAAAAATTATGAATATGATATTGACACCAATACTTGGTAGTACTATCTATATAGGAAGTGGAGTAGGTTTGGTTCTTTTGATAGTGGTTTTAATTTTAGTATTTAGACGTTAAGATATGGTCGCTTAGTTTATTGGTGGAAAAAGTTGCCATCAATTTTATGAATGATAAAACAAAAAAATTATCTGAAGATGTAAATGTTGTAAAAAATAATATTTCATTGGATTATTTTGAAAAACTTAGTAAAATTAAAAATTTATTACTAACATATTTTTACGGAGATATATCCATTTTTGAAGAAAAATAAGGTCGCTTAGTTTATTGGTAGAATAAAATCCTCACACGATTAAGAGATAGGTTCGATTCCTGTAGTGACCACCAATTTATGCCAGATAGCCCTGCAGGCAAATTCGTTTCATGAGCGAATTGTTCTGGCACCAGTTTAAGTTTGTTAGAAAGTAGTGTACAGATACGATAAATAAATTGCACAGTTTAGTAGTAGCAACTATAAGGGTCTAATATGTTAAAGTTTTAGACACGAATTAAAACAAGAGATGGTGGAGAATCGGGATTCCGTCAGTTTCTAACAAATAATGATTTGAGATACACGCAGCAATAAAACTTTGTCGGGCAACCGACTCCACGTTGTAGAGAACAACATTAAAAGGTTCCTCAGAAAAGAGTGTAAATCGGTATCTCGTTAATTTAATCGGAGTGTCGCCTAGTGGCTATGGCGCTTGCTTTGGGAGCAAGATATCGGGCGTTCGAGTCGCCCCACTCCGACCATTTATTGTATTTAATATGGATGGAGAATAAAACAATTTTAATGTGAGTATGGCACCAGCGGCAACGGCGCTTCCCTTACACGGAAGTTTTTATCGCAGGTTCGAGTCCTGCTACTCACACCAATTTTATGAAAAATAGGATGTTAACATTATATAATTTTATTGATGAATTATCAAAAAAGGTTGAAAATAAAATCAAGAAAAATAAAATGTTAGGAGAAATATTATATTACAAATATGATAATAAACTTCTCATTTATATTTTGATTAGTAGTATAGTGATTTCTGTTATTTTAACATTTTTGTCATGATTACTAAGTTTGAATGTAAAGATAAAAAACGCTTTTCTACAAAGGAACAGGCAAATGAACATATTTATACATTAGTGATGGAATCTCTTGGTGGTGTAATTGAACTAAGGCCATATAAATGCAAGCATTGCAAGGGGTACCACTTAACCAGTAAAGTAAAATGAATACTGAAACAGGACAATTAATAAATTTTGACGATCTTAAAAAATTACCACTTGAAGAACAAGTAAAATACACCGAAATTAAACGTGATTTGACCAAATTGGAAGAATTTAACAAACAAATCAGAATGTATTCCCCGTGCGGTTGTGGAAGTGGTAAAAAATTCAAATTTTGTTGTTACAAAAAACCAGTAAGATAAAATGATTTATATTTGTTCACAATGCATAGAACAGCAAAAATTAGGACCTTATACTATTAAGGCTCAAGCAGCAGGTGTTCAATTTAAACAAGGATTGTGTTTGCGTCATTATGTGAAAGCTGCACTTGATAGAGGTAGAAGTAAAAAGCAAATTGAAATAGGTATAAGGGCAAATGCCTCAACCGGGTTTAAACCACCTGTAGATTTGAAAAAATATCCAAGTTTGATTAAACAATATAAACAAGGAATATTTAAAGAACCAGAAGTGTAATTTGCTACCATGCTGGAATTGGCATACAGACCAGCCTGAGAAGTTGGGGTCCGTAATTGGACTTGTGGGTTCGAATCCCTCTGGTAGCACCAATTTTATATAGTGAATTGTGTCAATAAAATTTTGTTATTGACACGATTTTTGTTTTAAGGCTTGACATTTTTATGTATTTGATTTATATTTATAGATAAAGAGTTCTTTGAAATTTTTTTGTGACATAAGTGACCTTACGCTAACCTAAATGTGTTAGAGGAAGTTCGCGGCATCACAGCAGATGATTGGGAGAATCAGTAAATGTTGCAACCGAGCCGTAGCCAGAGAAAAACTGGTAGTGAGCCTTGAAAGGGGTTAATCGGTATGATTCGTTAATACCACAAATTAGATGCAAGTGCAAATAGGGACAAGAGTAGTGCTGCTCGTTATAAAGTCTGGGTAATAGCACGCTTAGAGAAATGTAAGGATAAAACAGAACCGCGGCTATGTCTGTGTCATAAATTTTATTGGGGTCTTAGCTCAATTGGTAGAGCGTCTCAATGGCATTGAGAAGGTCAGGGGTTCGAATCCCCTAGGCTCCACCAGTTTTAGATGTGGTAACAGCAATTAAATATTGTTAAAACAAAAAACCCCAAAAGGGAATAAATCCTGCGAAACAGGTCGTAGCGGTGGCTACGCTAAAAACGCTCAACAGGGGTAAGTTGTAAAAAGAGCTTCGGAGATAACCGTAAATTCCGCATCTAGTATATTCTTTCTCTTCGTGAGAAAGATGAAGTTTTCCTCTCGGAAGGGAAACTTTATGGGGTCATCGTTCAACGGGAGGACATCTCATTCGCAATGAGAAAATCCGGGTTCGATTCCCAGTGGCTCCACCAATTTAGAGTATTACAAAATATTGATTACTGATGTAATGGTAGCATGACGCTCTCTGAAAGCGTTCGTCCATGTTCGAGTCATGGGTAATCAGCCAATTTTAACAACGGATACCTACAGTTAAATCCTGACGTATTTGATACTCAGGACAATCACGGGTAATAAGTAGGTAATTAAAGTTTACCGAAGACCGTGTTAGGAGGCCACAATCGAAAGCAGTGGCTTTGCCGTTGGACGAGATTCCAACAGGTTATTAAATCCGTTGTTTTAGGATGTGTGGCAGAGTGGCTTATAGCGCTTGCTTGGAGAGCAAGAGGTCGGTGAAAATCGGCCCGGAGGTTCAAATCCTTCCACATCCGCCAATTTATTTGAAATTATAAATAAAATGTTTTTAAAATGGGTAAAATTTTTATTTGCTAAAAAATCAAAAAACCCTGAAAAGGTAGTAATTGGTTTTGTATTACCAGATGGCAAAAAATTTAATATCGAAGCAATAAAACCATCAACAAATCCATTTGCTTGTAAAATTCATCCAGATTATATTCCTGTAAGTCCGCCAACAAATAATTGTAATAGTTGTTGGGAATATTATAGTAAAGGCCGTAGTAAATGGTAATATGAATCAGAGTTATTATGACGATGATTACCCTGAAACAAATAGGGATAAGACTTTAGTGCCACGAAAAGTTTCTCTTTGGTGTGGTTGTGATAGAGTCTTAATAAGACCGTGGAAAAAGTGCCCCATTTGTGGCAGACGAAATGGCAGAAAACGATTTAAACGGTAAGTTGGCCGAGTGGACTAAGGCGCCAGTTTCGAAAACTGGAGGTCGGCAAAAATGCTGACCCGTAGGTTCAAATCCTACACTTACCGCCAATTTTATATTCTTCTTGACTTTTCTTTCTTTTTTTGATATCTTTATCTTTATGAATTTTCAACCACCAATCATATATGGAATTTATAATCTAACTTTGAATAAATGGGTTCAAGATGCAGATTCAGATGTTGGTGCAGATGTTAAATGTTATAGTCTATCTAAAGCAGAAAAATTATTGGAAAGAGTAAATGATTTGAAAATGCTTAATCCAAATAATAGAAACATGCAATTTGAAATAAGGCCTTATAAGGATTTATGAAACTTAAAATTATAGGTGATGGGGCGTTTGGTTCTTTTCTTAAAGAATTACTTGCTCCTCATTTTGAAATTTGTGATGATGCAGAAAGTGTTATTCTTGCTATTCCTATATCTGCATACCCATCTTGGGGAGCACAATTGTCTGATAAACATCTAATAAATGTATGTTCGGTTCAAAAACCATCAACTGATATACTTCTTTCGTCAACAGACAGAGTTACAAGTATTCATCCTTTATTTGGAAGGCGAACACCCGAAGATAAACGGAATTCAATTTTGACATATATAGGAACAAACAATGATACATGGGATTCAGGATTAGATTGTCAATTTGAATTCATAAAAATATTTGGAAAAGTTTCTAAAATAATAGATACTGATCAAGAGGGTAAAAAGTTTACACCTGAATCGCATGACCAGCTTATGGCTAAAACCCATGTAGCTGCCGTTATGGCAGCTAAACAATTAAAGGTATTTGTTGACAGAGTTAAAGATGTTCCTGATGAATTGATTCCTCATAGTTTTCGTATGATGCGAGAGTTTGTAAAAACTCTTGATGATATGCCGAAAGGAACTATTGAAAGTATTATGGCAAATCCATATTTTTAATAAAACCATTAAATAAAATAAGTTGATTATAAAAACCCATTGTTGTATCATTTAGATATGACAATGGGTGTTTTTATTTTAGTTGTTATAGCAATGACATTTTATGGATTTGGTGAATATTTTTCAAAATTATTTGCTAATATAGGTGGTTCAAAATTTGCTCTTCTAGCTCTTCTTTTCTATATTTTAACTTCTATCTGTTTTTTACCAGCCTTAAAAAAGCTTAATTCACTTTCTATTTTAGGAACTATTTGGAATGTAGGCTATATGATAATTACATTGGGAATAGGTATTTTAATATTTCATGAAACTCTTACCATACTTCAAATTATAGGTATAATATTTGGTTTTATTGCTATAATTTTATTGTCAATATAATAAATTGATTTTCTCTTAATCTGTGTTAGTATGCTTCACAGAAGGAAAAATATATGATTGACAAAACTAATTTGACTGATGCTGAAATTCAAGAAAATTACCAAGAATTTTTGAAATTTGTTGGTGATACTTTCATTGGTAAAAGAAAAGATAAACTTCTAAAAATGTATTCTGATGAAGAAGATTCGTTGGGATTACCTTTAGCAACTGCACCTGCATCAATGTGTGAACATTTTCATCTGTGTTATCCGGGTGGATATTTGCAACATGTTATGCATGTAATCAGATTATCTTTTGCAGGAAAGAAATTATTTGAAATTGCTGGAGCAAATATTGATTTTACAGATGAACAAATGGTATTTGCAGCTATGCATCACGATTTAGGAAAACTTGGTGACCCTGAATTTGGTGAATATTATGCTCCACAAGACCAAGATTGGAAGTATAAGAAGGGTGAATTTTACAAAATGAATCCTAATCTTCCTTACATGGAAGTTACTGATAGAGCTATATTTCTACTTCAAAAGTATGGTGTAGTTTATGATTGGAAGGAATACCTTGGTATTAAATTATCAGATGGTTTGTTCAATGATTCCAATGAAAAATATCTAAAACAATATAATCCTGAAATGTATTTATCAACTAATTTACCACGCATAATTCATACTGCTGATTATACAGCATGTAGGTCAGAATATGACAGGTGGCATTATGTTAAAGCTGAAGAAAAGCTCTAATAATTCCATGAATAAAAAACATTCCCCGTCTGAAATATTCAGATGGGAGAATTTTTTTGTGCAATAGAAGACTGCTAACGCGGATTAAACATCCGACATGAAATTTCATATTGTCGAAACAAGTATATCCACTATTATTTTTCACTATTATAAGTATCATTGCTACAAATGAAATAGTGTTGACTTTTAACAGACCTGTGATATGATATAATTATGCCTGTAATAAAGGATGATAAAATATTGCTGATTCGTTGTAAATGCCATGGGCATATTCTGGAAATTACTTACGATGATTATTGGATTGAAGAAGGTGTAGAACCTGATTTTTATGTTTCCGTATGGAATCAATCTCCATGTCCACTTTCTTTTTCTTACCGCCTTAAACTTGTTTGGGACTTAATTCGTGGAAAAGACCTTAGTGGTGATGATGTAATAATAGAAAAAGCAGATGCACAATCGATTGTAAATTTCTTAAACAAACAAATAAGAGCAAATTATGTCAAACAAAAAAAGAACAAAGGAAATGCAATCAGATGAAATCCTTACTTTAGAAGTACCCATAGCCGAAATAATGAAACAAGAGGAAATTATTTGGTCGCCGGGAGATACAGCGCCACGTTATGTTATTGTTCGTGGTGGATTAAGAGTATCTGACAAAGATTATCCAGAACGGGATGACCCAAGGGCAATTTCTGAAATGAATTTTTGGAACAGAGTAATCAGTCGTTGGCCTGATGGAACGAAAATTGAAATCGTTCAATATGATAAAAAGAAGCATCGCATTTGGTAAAAAAATAAAAATATTTATCTAAATTTATACGTAACGTGGTAGAGAAATCTACCACGTTTTTTCTTTTTGTACGTCTTTGCCGATATTTATTCAATGAAGATATGGTAGAAAAAAATAATAAAAATATACCAACTCTATATGTTATACCATCTGATAATAAGGAATTGCAATTTTTTTCCAAAAAGTTTAAGTTTGACATGATGGAGCAAGTCATAAACATGATTGCGTTTGCTATTGAACATAATTTACCTCTTGTTGAAGTATTTCAGTTTAAAAATTCTGACTTTGTTATAACATTATCAGAGAGAGATTATTTGACTAACCTTAACAATATTTATTCTTACTATGTAGAAAAAGAAGCTTACGAATATTGTCCAAAGGTAGTCAAGTTACAGAAAATTCTAAAGGAAAAGTCCGTAATAAATACTGATGAAAACCAAACGAATCGACACTAATGAAGTTAAGGACATAAGCCCTATTATCCCACAACGAAATAAGATTAAAAATCTTCTATCAATTTATCAAAGAAATCTTAATGAAAAGCAAAAAAATTTTTTGGAAATTGCCATGGACAAGAATACAAAAATTGTATTCGTATATGGGCCTGCTGGCACGTCCAAAACGTATATGGCAATATATGCTGCACTTACACTGGTCAATCAAAGAAAAGTAAGTGATTTAATCTACATTCGTTCAGCAGTAGAATCATCAGAAGCTAAACTTGGATTCTTACCCGGAGAAGCTGACGAAAAAATGGCACCATATTTAGCTCCTTTAACGGATAAATTAGTAGAATTATTACCAAAAAATGATATAGATATTTTAAAAAAAGAAAATAGAATTTCATCTATCCCAGTTGGATTTCTTAGAGGGTTAAATTGGAATGCTAGAGTAATAATTTCTGATGAAGCGCAGAACATGACTTTTAAAGAATTATTTACATTGATTACTAGGGTAGGAGAATTTAGTAAAATGTTTATTTTGGGTGACCCTGAACAATCGGACCTCAACGGTAAAACCGGATTTCTTAAAATGATATCTTATTTTGATGATGAAGAATCGAGAGCTAATGGAATTCAAGTGTTTAGATTTACCGATAATGATATTGTAAGAAGTGGATTGGTTCAATTCATTGTCAAAAAAGTTAAAAAAACGATTTGAGAGTCTATTTATAGGTTATATTATGTCTGATAATGAAAAAGTATCTTCCTTACTGGAATTAGATGCACCAGAAATACAACCAAATGATGTTTTTCTAGTCACAGATATGAGTCAACGGGAGTCTAAACAACTTCCAGTAGGACAATTATTACTATTTATTGAAAGTAGTGGAAGTTTTTTGGCTTATGATTCTGCTCATGCAGATACGGCCTCTTATATTTTGGCTAGTGGTATTGATGGTATTATACCTCTTGCTACTAATGCGTCACAATCTATATCATCAAGTTGGGCGAGTCTTGCTGATACAAGTTCTTATGCTATTACAGCATCATCTTCTTCATATTCTGCATTTTGTTCAATTACATCAGATATTGCTAATACTGCTTCATTTTTGTCATATACTGGAACACCTAATGGTACAGCTTCGTATGCTATAACTTCCCTTACATCAAATACTGCTCAAAATGCCGCGTTTTTAATTTATTCCAGTGGAAGTAATAATGGAACATCATCGTATTCTGTAACGTCGCTCACTACTATTTCAGCATCGTATTCCAATACATCATCATATTCCAATACGTCATTATATTCTGATACTTCAAGTATAGCAATATCATGTAATACCGCACAGACAGCAAGTTTTTACAATGGCCCAAGATTTGCTCCTACTTTTATAGCACCCGTTACTATTTTTTCTGGTACAGGACAATCTGCATTTACAACATTTGATTGTAGTCCTTATATTCCGGTTGGAACCAGCGTGGTTATTTTAGATGCATGGTCTGTAAATGGTAATACAAATACTACCGGATTTGTTTATATAAGACCAGATTCCTTTTTTACTGCTTCAAATTATGTATTGATAGCATTTCGTTCAGCAGGCAGTGGTGATAATGTAGCAGTTGGTGCACAAGGAAGTTTTCCTCTTTCTTCAATTAGTCCTTTAACATTTCAATTCAGTGTGACACAAACAGCAGATGGTGGAACAACGATTCGTTTAATAGGATATTACTAATAATAACAATTTTATGCCAAATATAGGAAATCAATTATTAACACAGTTAGTGGAACTTACAGCACCTGAAGTTCAACCAAATGATATATTTCTTATTGTAGATATAAGTGCTAATGAATCAAAAAAAATTCAAGCATATGATTTGGCATTGTGGTTGAATGCAAGTGGAAGTCTTTATGCAATTTATGCAGTAAATGCTGATACAGCTTCATATATTTTGGGGAGTGAAGTACATGGAACGGTAATTTCATCAAGTTATTCAAATAAATCTTCATTATCAGATACCGCTTCTTTTGCTCTGCTTGCAAATAGTTCTTCATATGCTTTGACTGCTTCATTTGCTATGAGTGGGTCAGGAGGAGCAACTTCCATTACTGCTTCGTATTTACTTTATTCAGGTGTGCCCAATGGAACGGCATCATATGCTATAACTTCTTTCACATCAAATACTGCTCAAAATGCTATCTTTTTACTTTATAATAGTGGAAGTAATAATGGAACGGCATCGTATGCTATAACCACTCAAAATGTACAGCATTCGACTACATCTGATACTGCGTCTTATGTTGCTGGAGGACCAACAGCTACAGCTTCATATGCTCTTTATGCTCAACAATCGGCTCCGGGGTCGTCTAGTTATTTGATATTTTCTTCAACTAATGGAACATCATCTTATGCTATGGCTGCACAAGTCATAGCTAATATAATGGCTAATTATGGTATCTTTTTAGCATATACTCAATCAGTTAATATGGCACAACTTGATGATGTAGATATATTGTGGTCCACAGCAGCAGAGGCCATAACACCCATTGAAGCTATGGGAACTGTAATTGTTCCTTTTACATCATCAGTTCCTACAAATGGAATTGTATATCTTTCCGCAATGGATAGAAATACAGGATTCCAGACTTTGTTGGATTCAACTCCAATATCAGTGAATGTCCCTATTATATATACTTGGGATAATCAATATGCTAGTGGAACTATAGAAACTCCGTTTTCCTTAATGGGGCAATCAAGTTTTTATGGTTCTTATATGTTATTTGTGAGTTCATCAAATAATATTAAAATTGAACCAACGAGAACTGTTCGATTTAAAATTTCCAGTCAAAGTGACACGGTAAATTCTTATGTAAATGTTCCATTAAGTTTAAGTGTGTTTCCATCTAGTTCTGTTGTATTCACATTTACATCCACAGATGGTGGTCCTTTTACGGATTATATTACAGGTTTATTTTACACAATGTCTTTTAATAAACAAATATTTACATTAGATGCCATTAACCAAGGTTTGACATCAATGTATTATTATTGGACATTGAATAGCGTCACAGAATCAAATTTTTCAAATAATCCATTATCAATATTGAGTGGTGTACCTAATTCTTTAACTTCTCTATCATGTTCAAATTGCTCTTTGGCATCGTTTTACACATTCCAATCTTCATCGTTAAGTACTCTAAGTTGTGATGGTAATTTCTTAACATCATTACCAAATTTTCCAACATCCATGTCGTATATAAATTGCTCAAATAACAATTTGACATCTTTAAATTTACCATTAACATTATCATATTTGAATTGTTCTTTAAATCAACTGACTTCACTACCAAGTGTTCTTCCATCAGGGTCATATACATTTTTGGCTGATAATAATCAGATACAAGTTTTACCATCTGCCCTTCCAGATACCATAGTTACTATGTCAATGAATAATAATACTTCATTATTAAACTTTTCACTAACACCTTTACCTGCTCAATTGGGTTATCTTTCTTTCAATAATTGTCCAAATATAGGTAGTTTACCGAGCATACCGACAGGAGTTTTATATTTATCTTTACAAAGTTGTAGTCTTAATTCGACAGTTTTGGAGAATATTACAGCTAATTTAGCATCTAGTAGCTTATCTGCTAGTATGATTAGCGGAACAGTTGATATAAGAGGAAATGGCGCACCCGATAGTACAGCATTAAACAATTTACAGACGTTAATAAATAATGGATGGGTGGCATTATACGATATGTAATACTTATACTTAAAAGGAATATAAAAATATGTCATTACAAAGCATACCAATCAGTGGTTTAAATCCGGATAGTGTAGTTGTATCAAGTGATTTTATACCAATAGTTCAAAGTTCTTCTTTAACAACTTTTAGAGTACCATTGTCAGTGTTAGCGAATTGGATATCTTCGTCTGTTGATGCTAGTTCTTCATTTTCATCTGTATCAGCATCATATGCCTACTCAGGCAGTTGGGCTTTTATGAGTATTAGCTCCAGTTATTTAATTTATCCTAATTTATCTACTGCTTCATATGCAATAAGTTCAAGTTATGCAATAAGTTCAAGTTATACAATAAGTGCTTCGTGGGCATCATCGCCTGCTAGTTCTTCGTGGGCTTCTCGGTCTATTTGGTCGTTATCATCATCGTTTGCTTCTCGGTCTATTTGGTCGTTATCATCATCGTGGGCTTCACAGTCAATAAGTTCATCGTGGAGTCCATTTATTCCATCAGTTAGTGCCTCATATGCTTTTAACTCATTGAGTTCAAGTTATTCAGCAACAGCAAGTTATACACCACCATCTGCTAATATGATACGTGCTTTTGGTACGATATTAATGGCGCAAGCAAACAAATATGATACTATACTTATTTCATCAGCTTCATATAACATAAAATCTGCTGTATATTTAGGTAATAATAATGCAAGTAATATTCTACCAGATAATAATTGGTCTTCACCATTAGGTGTAAATACATTACACACTCATTTACCCGGAAATGCCATTTGTATTACGTTTAATAATCCTATGCCAACAAAATATTATACGGTTGTAAATACCTATAATGGATACGAACCTTATGGGTATGAGGGTATTAATACATATATCAGTCCAGTAGGTCAAACTATTAATGGATATACTATGTCATTTTCTGGTGGTGATAATAGTAGTACTGAAGGAAAATTCTTAACTAATTTCATGGTTTTACATCCGTAAAATAGTTATAATATATTACTACTGATGAATTCATAATGAAAGACAAAAACTTACTAAAGTCTAAATTTTCATGGATATTAGGATGTTCAGCACTTTTTATAGCATTGTGTGCAGCATTTTTTAGTGTTTATGGTATTTCAACCCTTTTTGCAGGAGCATTTATTTCCGCTGTAATTATGGCGTCATCTCTTGAAATAGGTAAATTGGTTGGAGTTACATTTCTATATCGTTATTGGACAAAATGTAGGGGATTTTTAAAAGCATATTTAATAAGTGCTATTTTGGTATTAATGCTTATAACGTCATTAGGTATTTTTGGTTATTTATCGGCTGCTTATCAAAAATCTTCCTCAGAATTTAATGTGGCACAAGAAAAGATATCAAATGTACAGGACCAAAAAACCTATTACAAAGATAAAATAGATGTGGCTAAAAAGCGTATTGATGACCTTACTAAACTTCGGGCTTCTCAAGAAACTACAATAAATAACGTGATAGAAAAGAAAGGTCTTTTTTCTTCAAAGTGGAATCAATCATCACAACAACAAACGGTGGATTTAATCTCTGATACTGATAAGAGTATAAAAGAAGAAAATCAAAAAATACAAGAATCTATTGATACTATTCGTGGTATTGACAATCAAATTAATCAGTTAAAATCAACAATAGTAGCAAGAAAAGATATTCAGACTTTTAAATTTGTTGCCGATGCATTAAAATTACCATTGGATACTGTAGCTAGATGGTTTATTTTATGTTTAATTTTTGTATTTGACCCATTGGCAATTTCTTTAGTTTTAGCATACAATGTAGCTGTTTATAGAAAAGAAGATGAATCCGTATATGATAGAAATACAAATAATATTCCAGTATTGTTGAAAAGCGAACCAGAACCTTTGCCACCACCCATATCTCAACCAAAAATTGATTCAGAACCTTTGCCTACTGTCAAAGAGGAACCAAAAGTAGAGAAAATAGAAGAAAAGAAACCTAAATATAATATGCCATTGTGGTATAAACAAATGTTTAAACTTTAATACTTGCCAAAATGAATAACATATATTAAACTCAATTATATTAAAAATTTTGATATTTAATTAGTTATTCAACTATATATGACGCTGATAATCCTTATGTAATTAATGATGAATCAATCTGATATAAATTGTATAGTAGAACTATTAAGTAAAGCCATAAAACAAAATGATTGGGATGCCGTGGCAGAAGCTCTTGAATATATTCAAGAATTTCAAGATGACCCCCAATATGAAGAAGAATAACATATGTTAATTTCTTTAGTTATATTGTTGTTAATATTATTAATAGTATCTGTTGTTTTCAACTTTCTCCTTTTAAAAGCAGGTGAACGACAACTTGTAATAAATGAATTGTATATAAGCTGGATATCTGAATGGAGAATACAAGTTCTAAAGACTTGGGCACATATGAAAATGCTTGATGATAAGCAAATGTTTGAAAAAGACGATGAAGTTGGCATTGTATTTCAAGATATGAAAGACCTTATACAGAATCTTAATAATAGAACTGAAGAAACCATAGAAGAAGAAGGAGAATAAAATTTTCTATGAAGAAGAAAAAAACCCTGAAGCATAGTCATGTCCATAAATTCAATAAGAAGAATAGAAAACTAAGAAAAAAAACTATTCATCGAAAAAAAAGAGTTGTTCGTCATTATAGAAGAAAGGTGATGCGCCGATATCATAAGAAAAGAGTTATAAAAAATCCTATAATATCATCTGTATCTCCCATTGTAGTAATTACACCACCAAAACGAGGTAAAAGAAGTAGTAACACCTCCATTAGTAAGATGTATTTTACTAAAGATACTGAGGATTCTATTATTAAATATAATAACACAACTGATTCTCAAATTAGAGAAGATATTTACAATACTAAAATTAAACATCCGTTTGAAAAATTAGTTGAGAATATTTTTAATACATTTAAATTTAGTTATTTTGAAATTGGTCCTTTGGATGTTCAAAAAGAAACTGTCGCTCATTTAGTATCAAACATACATAAATTTGAAGCTGGAAAGGGTAAAGCTTTTTCTTATTTTTCAATTATAGCAAAACATTATTTAATTGCGTTAAATAACTCAACTTATAAAAGACGTAACCAACATGTCGAAATAAGTGAAGAGCATGATGAAAATACAGTTCAGCTTCAAACCGAAGATAAACATTATAAAGATGCAGAAATGCATGAATTCATGGAGTTGATGATAAAATTTTGGGAAAATAATGTAGGAAAAATTTTTACCAAACAAAGGGATTTAGATATAGCTAATGCGGTTATTGAATTGTTTAGAAGTTCTGACCGAATAGATGCATTCAATAAAAAAGCTTTATATCTCTATATCCGAGAAATTTCGTCTTGTAAAACCCAGCAAATTACTAAAGTAATCAACAAGATGAAACAATATCAAAATAACATATCCCGTTCTTATCTTAACCAAGGTTCTATAAATACCGAAAATTACATAAAGGTTTAATAAAATACCATACGCCTCTATTTATAGGGTATGGAAACTGATTTTGAATTATTTGAAGGAAAATCCTTCAGGGATTTATGTAGAGATATTGTTACTAATCAAACTCATCGCAAAGAACAAATCGAAATTTTTATTGGAGATTTGCGTCCAATGATTAAAACGGTTAACGATGCTATGCAAGTTGTTCCTCTTATAAAACAATATATTGATGCAGGCATTTCTAATGACGAACATCTTGTAAAATTGGCTCAAATTTGCCAAAGAATTATGGCTATTCAAGCTAATGTTGAAGCCGGTGGTGGTTCTTTTGGTCTTAGTGAAGAAGAAAAAAAAGAATTGATGACTACTATTGATGAGATTAAGAAATCAGATTCGGTTATTGTTAAAACTATTTCTCAAAAGGAATAAGTTATGTCATATTGGAATAGACCTTTTAGTAACTTTGCTCCTTCGTTAGATACAGTATCTCTTTCTGCTGGTATGCGAAAGGGTAAGACTACTGCTGATGAATTTTATGAAATAGAACCTGCTATAGTCTTAGATATAATATTAGACATAAATCATCCTTATTTTAAAGAAAAAAATTATAAATTGATTCCTGACCAATGGCCTGTCTGTATAAATGGAAAACCGCCTCTAAATACCGACCAAGATTATACTTGGGTAGGTAGAGCGCAAGTCAGGCTTCTTTATAGTCAACGTAATGTAGCTAAAGAAGATTTGATATGGGCAATACCTTTGGAATCCAATATATCAGAATATCCTGTATTAAATGAAATTGTTGGTGTAGTATTTTATTTGGGTCAATATTATTATACAAGAAAAATTAACATCTTTAATACTCCTAACGCTGATGCTAATTTTAATATGGAATTAGCGTATGGTGGATTTAGAGATAATCCTCAATCTATAATTCAAGGAAATAGAGAATTATTGGTTAATTCTACAGACCCAAAAATTCCGTATATTGGACCACCCTCTAAGTTAAACTCTTTAGGTAGTGTTGGATATGTAGGTGCATTAGGAAGATATTTTTTTTATAATAATAGAATACGATGCCTTAAGAGAAGAGAAGGAGATTTGATTTTTGAAAGTCGTTTTGGGCAGTCTATTCGATTTGCTTCTTATGATGACAACAGAAATAATGATAAAGGTTATAATTCTGATTTCAGTGGATATGCTGATTATAAAGGTAGTGGTATAACCAATCCATATTCTAAAACAGAAGCAGGTGGCGGCAATCCTATGCTTCTTATTCGCAATCGTCAACGACCATTAAATTCAACAAGTGATGATGAGAAAAATGTTGGTGGTTACATGCTAGAAGATATTAATAATGATGGTTCTTCTATACATCTTACATCAGGTGTTACTTTAAGTGCATTTCAAACAACATGCTTAAAGAAAATGTGGGGAATGGGAGAAGAACAATCTAAATTTAACGGTAATACTTTATTTGTATTTCCTAAATTATTAGGTGACCAGATAGTAATAAACAGTGATAGAATTGTTATTTCAGCTAAAAGAAACGAAATGTTTCAATATTCAAAAAAACGAATGGCATTTGTTACGGATGATGAATTTACAGTTGATGCTCAAAATCAAATAGTTATTAACACAAACAATAAAACGGTATTAAATTCCCCGGCTATTTATTTAGGAGAATATAATCAGACTAATGAACCTGTTTTGCTTGGGCAAACATCGGTCAATTGGCTGTATAATTTGTGTAATTGGTTATTGGAACATACCCATTGGTATAAACACAATCATCCGGATGCACAGGGTGGAACAGTGGGTGGCCCAAATCCGGTTCAAACACAAGCATCGGTTCAGATAGCATCTTTGATTGTATTAAGAGATACTTTAAATTTATTAATGAGTAGAAGAGTATTTGTAGTGGGTGGCGGGCTAGCACCGGGTGTGAATGGTGGGACTATTCCAAACGGTGCATCACCTGTAACAATAACCACACCTTCTGGGACTGGAGTTCCGGGCGGATGGGGCGGGTCTAATTATAAAACATAATACATAATATGAAAATAGATGAATTAAGAAAAGCTATTCGACACTTGGTAAGACAAGAAGTTAAAAAAACGGTAGCAGAAGAGGTCAGTAAAGCTATGGGTAAGGTGTTGGTGGAAATGGTAAAGGAAATTAAATCCAATAATCCTTCTAAGATAATTGAAGATGTTGAAGAAGTGCCAGAATCTACTGCTGCTATCATACAAACAAAAAATCCAAAACTTAATTCTGTTTTGGCTGAAACTGCTCGTAATTTCAAACCATTACAGAAAACAACTGATGCATCTTTGATAGAATTGATTGGTGGCGGAATGGCAAAAATAGGTCAAGAGGAAAATATGGAATCAGAACAACCTGCTACTAAAATAGATTTCCTGAAACAAATAGTAGGACAGCCATCAGAAGTAAGTCAACCATCTGCTTTAGATGGCGGAGCTGAAGTTCCTGCTGCTTTAAAGAAGGTTTTCAAAAAGGACTTTAGAGCTATTATGAAAAGGATAGATGAACAGAAAAAGGGAACAGCTAGTGGAGGATATATTGATACTACAAAACTTTTATCTGGATAATTATGGCAACTATAGTCACAAATCCTATATCAGCAGTTCCAATTGGATTAACTTTACCAATTCAAGATGGTAATAGTGGATATTTTGCACAATCGTTTGATACTTTAACACAAGTTAAAACCAATATTACTAATCTTTTAAATACTCGTCAGGGAGAAAAAAGATTTCAACCAACATTTGGAACAAGATTATGGAATTTGGTTTTTGAACAAAACGTAGATACGTTGAAAGACCAAGCAATTAATATAGTGAGTGAAGATATATCATCATGGATACCAAATGTGACGGTTACTAATGTAACTGCTAATTTATTAACAAGTAATCAAATAATAGCAGAAACAGATATTTATATGTTGGAAATTGCTGTGACTTTCATGGTAAATTTAACAAAACAAATTGACACGGTAATAGTAACAATTAATAATGCCTTACAGTAATTTATGGCAACAACAACACAAAAAAGCTTTCAGCCAAATAGTAAAGAAGTAAGATATCTCAATAAGGATTTTTCTCAATTTCGCCAAAATCTTATTAATTTTGCCAAGTATTATTTTCCAAACACTTATGCTGATTTTAATGATGCAGCTCCGGGTATGATGTTTATTGAAATGGCATCTTATGTTGGAGATGTTTTATCTTATTATACTGACTATGCTTTCAAAGAGGGTCTTCTTTATAATACAACAGAGAGAAAAAATATTATCGCTCTAGCAAAATATCTTGGTTATACAACTTCGCCGGCAAAAGGTGCCACCGGACAGATAAATGTATCTCAAATTTGTCCTACTACAGTTGATGAGAATGGAAATTATGTTCCTGATAATAATTATGCATTAAGTATTCAGGAAAATATGCAAGTGTCTAATAATGCTGGTGCATATTTTTTGACTTCTGAAACCATAGATTTCACAGTTAATACCAACTTATCTCCGTTGACTTCATCAGTTTATCAAAGAGATAATACAGGAGTTCCCACATTTTTCTTATTGCAAAAAACTTCTAATATTCGTTCAGGACAAATTGTAACTAAAACTTTTACAATTAGTGCAATGCAACCATTTATAAATCTTTATCTTGATGAGGATAATGTTTTGGAAATCATAAGCGTGGTTGATTCTGATAATAATCAATGGCATCAAGTTGATTTCTTAGCTCAAGAAATGGTTCTTACTGATGTTCCAAATAATGAAGCATTTGAAGGAACGCTTTCCACTTATCAAGGTACTGTTCCTTATATTCTTGATTACTTGAAAACATCACGAAGATTTACAGTTAATGTAGATGAAAATAATAAAACATATTTGCAATTTGGAGCTGGAACGAGTGGATTTGCTGATGAAATTATTAATTTAAGTTCACAACAAATTGGAGTTGGATTATCTAACATAAGTAATCTTAATTTACCAATAGACCCTTCTAATTTTCTTAATAATGACACTTACGGATTAGCACCACAAAATACTACATTGACTGTAACATATACAATTGGTGGTGGTTTTGAGTCAAATTCACCATCAAATTCCATTATCAATGTCGATTCAGTTACTATAAACAATTCAACAGATGGACTTACACCTGAACAAACGTCACTTCTCAATACCGTTCAAAGTTCTTTAAAAGTTAACAACCCAGATGCTACCGTGGGCGGTGCTGGACCTGAAAGTAATGACAATATTCGGCAAAATGCTATTGCTGCTTTTGCAGCTCAGAATAGAGTAGTTACACAAAATGATTATTTGGCAAGAGTATATGCATTACCCCCAAAATATGGTTCAATTGCTAAAGCGCAGGTTATAACTTATAATAGTTTGGATGTATATCAAAATCAAATTTTAACAGGAACAGTTAGTCAAGACAATATTGCTATTGTTAATAATGCCAATACCCAAACTTATTTTAGGAATGTTGCTTTTGATAGAAGCAATCCTTTTGCTGTTAACCTTTATATTTTGTCATTTGATGAAAATGGAAATCTTACTCAATCAAATGAAGCGTTGGTAACTAATTTGTTGACTTATTTGAGACGTTATAGAATGTTGACTGATGGCATTAATGTTATTGATGGTTATATAATCAATATAGGAGTCCAATTTACAATCAGTGTTTTCAAAGGTTATAATAAGAAAGATGTATTAACAAATGCTATTGCTGCTGTTCAAGCTTTTTTTGATATAGATAAATGGGAATTCTCACAACCTATTAATTTAAGTAGCTTAAGATTGGAAATTGCTAAAGTTGAAGGTGTTCAGACGGTTGTATCGTTAAATATTATCAATCTTACACCATTAACAACCAATGGTGGAAATTATTCTCCCGTAGCATACGATATTTCAGCTGCTACTAAAAATGACATAATTTATCCTTCTTTGGACCCATCCATTTTTGAAGTAAAATATCCAAACAGTGATATACAAGGAACCACAATGTAAATTAGGTAAGATTAAACAATATGCATCATTTCATTTATCCATCACAAGACACATTCATAACCAACACTGTAGGACTTGAAGACCTAAATTTTGGATTGGATGAAATTTTGCGTGTAGGTACTGAAACGATTACTGTTAAAAGCACATCACCAACTACAACTATTCCTATCTTTGGAACGGTATTAAATTTATGTGTGTCAGGATTTTCAGGTTCTATTGTTAATTCTTCCATTTATGGGACAGCATCATTTGCATCGGGAGTGATTACAAGTAGTATTGATGCAAATGTAACTGCTTCTAATTTTAATGGAATATTGACAGGTAGTTATCTTTCATCTTCTTTATTGAGTGGTTCAGCTTTTACAGGTTCATTGACAAATTTCAGTGGTAGTTTTACAGGTATTTTTAGTGGAAGTGTTTCTGGTTATCTTTGGACTGATTATTTACAGTACTTTAACGGTAATGTGATTGGGTTTACTGGTCAAATTATTTCAGGAAGTGTTAATGGAGCTGACATTTTACCACAACAAAATACAACCATTTCTGATATAATTTATGATAATAGAGCATTAGTTCAATTTGACATAACTGCTATTTCTCAGTCCATTGCTAGTAGGGATATTGTTAATCCAGAATTTAGACTAAAATTAAAGGTAGCAAGGGAATTTGAATTACCTATACAATATCATATTTATGCTTTTCCAATTTCTGAAAGTTGGGTAATGGGTAATGGATATGTATCTGATAACGGTTCATCACAGGGGGCTAACTGGATATATAGAGATTATGATGGAGGCACACCTTGGGCTACTACAGGTTCATCTTATATTTCATCTTTATCTGTTACTCAGTCTTTTAATTATCAGGTTGGTGACATCAATGTGGATGTTACACCCATTGTCAATGCATGGGTAAGTGGAACAGTTCCTAATAATGGAATTGTTTTAATCAGCGGTGATGAATTTGCACCAACAAGTTCAGGTATGAGTTTGTATTTCTTTAGTAAGGATACTAACACTATTTATGAACCTATTTTGGATGTTGGATGGAGTGATTTTTCTTGGTCAACGGGTAGTATAATCACTTCTAGTGCGAATATTTCTACAATTCCTGCAGGTATTTCTGGAAGTGTTAGTGATAGTGGTTCTATAAGTGGTTTCCTATTTGGTTGTTTCACAGGATTTGGTAATATGTCCTTTTCTTCTAGTATTGACCCTATTAGTGGCTCTAGTGGTTCTTTTATCACAAATTCTTATGCGAGTGGGATAATTCAAGCAACTGGACTTTCTGGGTTGATAACAAGTATGTCTATCAATGGGGATTTTGTTGGTATGGTTAGTAGTTCTACAGTTTGTTTAATTTCTACTTGTAGTTCATGCATACCAAACTTTTATTCCAGAACTGGTGATAGTTGGGTTATTGATGGTCAATTTCCGTCAATGTATTCTCCATATCCTAATGTGCCGGGGTTTGTACAGGAAGGTCTAGCATATCTTAATCAAGGTCAAAATCAATCACAATACGAAGGTCATGACATATATGGTTGGGGTGATAAGTTTAATGAATTTAACCAATATGACTGGACGAGTGACCACGTTTTTCAGGAGGAATTTGGACCGGGTTCCATACCGTTTTTTGTAAATAAAGGATGTAATTGCAATCCTACTCAACAAGGAGCGATAGCATATTCCTATTCTAGTAGTCTATATAACTGTGCAACTGGCGATCCATGTATTCAATCTGCAATTGATAATACAACATGTCTTGGTCCATGTAATCCTTCTTTATCTATTACAATATCATTAATTATGGGAACTTTTACAGATGGAATTTTTAGTGGAAGTGTTTTTACTTCAAGTTTCTGTGATGGATATCTTTTGGGTAGAGGGTTTTTGATTGGTAATTGGAATGAATCAATGATAGATGGTACTATCATAAGTTCATCATATCCATCATCATTTCCTTCTGGAATTGTAGTAACTTTTGATGGTAATTATTTCAGTGGGTCAGCATTTGGGTCTGTAACGGAACTTCCATTGACTAATAGTTATTCCACTTCTAGTTATGGTATATTTAGTGGTGTATTTATTAATGGTCTTCTTGCCGGCTATAAGATTTATGCGCCGTTTTCTGGAAGTATAATGAGCTCTAGTTACAGTTACACAAGTAGCCTCAATACAACTTCATCGGTTATCAATCCTGTTAATGTTAAAAGTTCATTTGCTACAGTAATTCAGAATGTTCCATCATCTGTAACTGCTGGTGATATAATTAAGGTAAATGTTTTTGCTAGACCAGAGTTTCCACTTAAAAATTTTGACAGACAAACCCAATTTACTCAATTTCTTATTCCACAATATTTGCCTACGTCATCATATTATGCAATTAAAGATAATGAAACCGAAGAAATGATACTTGATTTTGACCAATATACACAATTAAGTTGTAATCTTAATGGTAATTATTTTATGCTAGATACCACAAGTTTTCCACAGGAAAGATATTTCAAAATCTTAGTAAGAGTAGAACAAAGTGGAAGTGTTTATACTCTTGACCATAATAATATTTTTAAAATTGTTAGATAATATGACGGATTTCAGTCAACAAATAGCAAGTTTCATAAATTACGGGACATATAATTATCGATTTGATAGTATAGGTAACGAAATTTTAAATCAGTCTTCGTCTATTTTTCAACAAGTTTATTTTAATCTTCCTCTGGGAAATTTTGTTTATAACAATTCTAAAGTATTATCTTTTTATAATCCAACATTTACGGAATTTGTTCCAGCTTCGCCAACAAGTTCAACATCTGCATCATTGTCATCATCATTTCCACAAGCTGCTATTGACCAAATTAATGCAATTACATATCAAAATACTCAATTACAAAGCCAATTAAATTCTGTGGTTGCTAGTAGCTCAATAAATACAAGTTCTGCTGATATACAATCTATAGAAAATACGATTATTAATCTTAGAATTCAATTAGGGCAAGGTTCTGTTCCAAATGATTTCCAAGATATATATCCATATCTTCCGATTCCACCAGAACAAAAAAATCCACCATCACAATAAATATGTCATTACCATATACAATTTTAGGTGAATTCACAGGCAGTATTGAATCTGCTTCGGTTTTGAGTGTACAAGATACATCATTACTTTATGTTTCTCAAAGCTCAGATATTTGGTTCGGTCTTTCTACTAATGATGCAATTGAAATAGGTGCATATTCTACAGACGATCAAACTCTTATAGCATGGGGAACTATTGGTCAAGATAAGACATTTCAAACAATTACATTAACATATTTGAATAATCTTAACATGCCTGTAAGTTATTCATACAGCCAACTTATTAATCCATTTACACTTTATAAAAATAATTCAATATTATTTCAACCACCATTTGATTTAAATGGAATAGGAATTACTAGTGGAAGTTATACTGTGTCTTATAATTTTGTAAGAGAAGTGGCAGGTAATTTATCATCATCTCTTACAATCAAGGATATTTCTCCATCAAGAACTGAAATAAAACTTATACCATCCAATACATTTGATATTGAATATAGTTCTTTCTGTATTAAAAAGTTTCCAATTAGAGATGTGGCTCCTGTTTTGTTGTCAATTATTAAAAATTTTCCTTATGATACAATTTATGAGGAAATGAGTTCTTTAAGTCAATATCAAGATGGTATTTCTTTTTTGAAATTTGTTTTTTTTCTTACTGATGACGGTTCTGTTATAAATTTGTTAAAAAATTTATACGAAGATTACATAAAATATACTTTTGTAACTCCAACAACAAATACTTTACAACAACCTGTAACTATAAAGAGAATTCAGGGTATAAGAACATATTATAGTAATTATTTATTACAAAGTTATAGACATATTGCTGATTTTAATGATATTAGACAACAGTATATCAATTTTGTAAATGCTCGATTAGATGAAAAATTCAGCCAACTTTTAAATTCACAAGACCAAGGATATAAAGATGCTAGACAGTTTTGTTATGATTTCTTTGTGACATATTTTTATGACAATGCTGTTAGTCCATTACAATCCAGTTACGAAGACAAATATTTTGGATATTTAAAAAACGTACTAAATTTTGGAAATAATAAATATTTCTCAATATTAGATATAGGATATCTTGATGAAAGGACAATTCCTACAGACCCTCTGACTCTTATTGTAAAATTATCATCGGCACTTTCTTCTGATATTTCAATAAAGGATACGTGCTGGGTATCTAATTTTGGTATGGTGCCTTATGTGTTTACTGCTATTTTACAAGCACCGGTACAATATCAAACTATAACAATTTCTTCCCCAAATTTTGGACCACCGCAAAATCTTATTAATGTAGGGAATTCTAACATTTTATATTCAGCAGATGACCTTTCTTATCCATCTACTATAGAAAATAGTATTAGAATTAACAAAAATATTGCTAAATTGAATACGGATTATACTGATTATAATAATTTTGTGGTATTCTCGTCTGCACAAAACAGGCTTAATATTTTTAAGAATAAGATGATTCAATGGACAGTTTTGAGTGCTTCGATAGTGGAACTTAATAATAGATATAATAGTTCATTATCATCTTCAATACCTTATCAATATTATTTTAATGAATTATCTAGTTTTAGTACACAAAGTAACCAAATAGTTGATTCATTCGATGGATTTGAGTCCTATTTATTTAATTCTGGTTTCTACCAATATAATTTGCAGTCTGGTTCATTTTATAGTGCGAGTTATATAAGTGATGCAGACTTTAGTGCAAGTCTATATGACACAAATAATAGAGATAGTCTTTCATCAAATGTACCCCAATATATTATTGATGACGACAACTATTCAGAGTATTTGACCTTTTTGAATATGATAGGTCATCATTTTGATGATATTTACACATATATTTCTGCTATGCCTATTGAAAGGCAGGTAAAAAATGAATTTACTTCTAGCCTTCCAACCAATACATTAAAAGAAATGTTGTATTCTTTTGGATGGGATGTCGATGATATTATTGGGTCGCTAGACCTTGACGAAGTATATCTGAACAGTATGAATTCAGCATCTTATAATGCTTTATCTTCCCAACAGAGACTTCAAATTATATGGAATCGCATTCTCATTAGTTTACCGGGCATCTATAAGACCAAGGGTACAGAACAATGTGTGGATTATTTGTTGTCATGTTATGGTTTACCTTCATCGATGCTTACGATAAGAGAATATGGTGGGACAGATTATGCTAGCGATATATCTCCTACATATGAACTAGATGAAAAAATGTATATGCTCCAATTCTCAGGCGTGAGTGATTACATTGAAGGACCAATACCATATTCAGTTATGACAACAGAATTCAAATTTTCCATTGGTTCTGACCCTAACAATACTTATTACCCAAATTTTAAATTTTTCCCATTATTTACAAGTATTCCATATCCATATTCAAGTTCTTATAATTTTAATTGGGCTTTAGGATTCTATAGAGTTCCGGGTCAATATACTGGAAAAGTTGTGTTTCAAATGGGTTCTGGTTCTTCAGGTATTAATATAACAAGTAGTGTATTGCCTATTTTCAATGGTGATATTTTTAGTGTGATGTTGAGAAGAAATTATCCAAATTCTTTATTTGACCCATCTACAGATTTAAATGATATTCCTACTGAATATGATTTAACCGTTCAAAGGAATGAAAATGGAAGAAAAATTTTTTATTCTACATCCGATGCAATTTTTTATAATAATGACAATGATGTATTTTCTCAATTTGGTAAATTTAGATTAAGTGATGGAACATTTAAAGGGGCATTGGATAAATTATTAATTTGGGATGTTCCTATTGATGATAACGATTTTGAAGAACACGTTGATGATTTAAATTCATATGGTTTTAGTGGTTCTGTTCCTTATCAACATTTATGGGTAAGATTAAATTGGGATTATCCACAAAACATGTATTATTATAGTGGTTCTGTGTGGGTTGATAATGAATCTCCATACTATGCTATTCCAAACTATTACACAGACCAAACTCTTACTACTGTTAATCCTACTTTATATTCTGCATCTTTGAGTATTATTGAACAAAATTGGCAATCTTATTATCCGACAGGTTCAGTTGAAATTATTGCTCATAACTTTCCAGAAGCAATTGGAAATGCTTTTTCTGCTTCTTGGGTTGGTTATCCTACATGTCAATGGTTTTCTCAATCAGTTTATCCATATCAATTTCAAGAATTGACATACCAACAGAATATTGATGCATCTAAATTTGGACCTAATAAATATAAAAATGTTAAAATCCGAACATTATCTTATAATCTCGATACTAGACTTGACCCATTTGACAGGTCAACCATTAATCCTGATATAACAGTTTCAGGTGAGTCTAATCAACTTGGATTTTTTATTGACCCACAGGATTCTAAAAATAAAGATATTTTGAGATATGTTGGTAAAAGCGGCATTATGGGGCTTATTGGTAATACATCTGACCTTTACAATGACAAATATGCAAATTTAGTTAATAAAAATTATGAATATAATACAAATGGTAATAAAAGAACATATTTTAATGAATTATTGACAGTATATAAATTTTATTTTGATAAATCTATTTTTCAAGCTATACGAAATATTATACCAGCTAGAGCTAATTCTTATACAGGTGTGGTAATTGAGCCAACACTTCTTGAAAGACCAAAATATCAAAATAGGCCAATAACAGCTAGTCTTGACATTTCATATAAAACTCCAACTGTAATAAAAAATATTTATAATTTTGATGAATGTCTTTTTTGGACAGATTTTAATACTGACTGGACATTGGTAAACGGTGGTTTTCCACAATTACAACAGTCTATGGCAAACTCTATGCCTCCAAGTTATAGTGATATAATAGACTTAACATACATAGATGACCCTACAGAAGTAAAGCCTTCTAATATTGGAAGTGGATATTATACTGATTTCATGGATAAAATTCAACATTCCTTCTATCCTGATTTTGAATTATTGCCTAGATTGTGGGAAACATCTTCATCAGGACCATTATCATCTAATTACACCATTCCTATTTATGGTTCGGTAACTTCTCAAGATGAAGGTGGTAGATTTATAATTGGACCTGACCACGGTGTTAATTATCCAAATAAATTCTTTTCAGGTTCTAATCAAGGAAATCATCCAATTCTATACTATATGGTAAAAGTGTGGGATAAATATTATTATTATGCCAAAACAGGGGAATATATTCGTTCTGATAATCCATTAGATAACACATATTCATCCTCGTCGCTATATCTTTATAGATACGTTATGCTTGATGAACATTATATGAGAAATCTAATATATTTTACGGATTTAGTATCATTGCCTGTATATGACTCATCAAGCTATTCTTATACATATGATTTTGTTGCAAATGCATATCTTCATAGAACTAACACGTTTCTTGGAACACCAGATCAAAAAGTAAGTAATATAAGTGCTTCTGCAAATATATTTACACCTATTACCAAAACCAACTTTAATTTAAATATAAGTCCTTTATCACAATATTTTGAATTGGTTTCTGGTTATCCAAGAAATCATTATTCTCATAAATTACAACAATTCTCAAAAATAAAATATGGAACCTATGGTAATAGAATTTTTATTAAAGGACAAGAAACATCAGATTCAACGATTAATAGTAATGGTATTAACGATGGAAGTTCTCCTGTTCAATCAACTAACGTCAGTAATGTTACTGTAATAAATGCTAGTAATGTTATTCAAACTGTTCCTTCTTCAACTACTGGTCAAATAGTTTTATCTGGTGGAGGTTCGGCTGGGCCAACCAGACGACCTAGTAAGGGTCCTCCCAGTAGGGGCGGTCCTCCCGGTAGTAGGGGCGGCTCCAGTTAAAATATGGAAAGATGGAAAAAAACACATTTAAGAGAATACTTATAAGAGAAAAGAGAAATTCATATGGGATATATTGACAATCAAACAATAACTGTAGATGCTATTCTTACTAAAAAAGGACGCCAGCTTCTGGCGCAGAATGGAAATCTGAATATTACATCATTTGCTTTGGCAGACGATGAAATTGACTATACACTTTATCAACCAAATCATCCAAATGGTAGTGCTTTTTATGATATTGCTATAAGAAATACACCTGTTTTTGAACCTGTTTCCGATGAAACTCAGGTCATGAAATATAAATTGGTAAGTCTTAATCAAGGCGTTACTTCTATTCCTGTTATCAGTATTGCACAGGATAAAATTTCGGTTGCTAGTAATTATACTGGTCAGATTACCATTGCTCCTTCAACCAATCCACCTTATAATCTTACTCTTGGTTATACAGCAATTCTTGGAAATAAGAATGTTGGTGTTTTGATTGTTTCTCAAGCTAATTCAATTAATTCTGTTTCTAGTACAATACCAGCATTTGCTGGTGATATCAATACATCCAGTTCACAGGTTGTTGTAGGACAAACTTTTATCTTTCTTCCGAATAGTAGTTTAGGTCAAACAACTTCTACGACATTGACAATTATTGGTAATGAATCTGGAGGTAGTTTGAGTATTGAAGTTACAGTAACAGTCCCACTGACGACTACTAATATAACAACATAAATATAATTATATGATATTCAATCAATTTGACCCCACTGATATAGTAGCTGGTAGAACGAGTACCGTTACAAGTGGATTTTGGCCCGAAGGAGTTACCTTCCTAACTCAAAGTTCTTTTCTTGATGACTTTTTTGCACTAACCCAATCAGCAACTACACCATCACCTTCGTTCGGAGCATCAATTTATGATATTCGTAGAACCATGTATTATATTAATATATTTCCAGATACCACAACTTATGGTAATAATGACCCATATTTTTCAGTAGCTTATGGTAATTATTATGGTGAATTTGGAAGTGGTTCTTTTGATTTAGATACTGGAAGTATTTTAGCGTTTGCACCCAAAGCTATTTATACGCAATATCAAAATTTATTGTTGGGAGAAGGAGAAACTGGATTGTTTCAATTTTTATCTGGAAGTTCTGCTAATCCTCAAATGATTACTGGATATGATATATTTGTTATAAATTTTTCCTCTTATAAAATGAAAGACAAAGTTGATGAGGGTCTTTTTGAAATTACATTAACGGGGTCTAATGGTTCTATAACTTTACGAGATGATTCACCATTCTTTTCTCAAGCTTCATCAGTTTATAATTTGATAATAGGGTCTATTAATGGTTCAACGACCACTTTGCCTTCATATCAGGGTATTGGATTATTCTATCCAGAAGATGGTGTAGTTGTATTTAATGCTAAAATTATTGATCAACTCATAGGATTGAGTAATCTTTCAGGAACAGTTGGGCCGCCTAGTCCTAGTGGTGCTGGAACAGTATGTATGTCAAATTATAGTACTGGAAGTATTTCTGGTATACCTATTCTCGGCCAATTATCATTAGTCCCAACTACTGTAAATCATAAAGTATTCTTTTGGGCAATTCAGAATGCAAATAATACAATGAAAGTTCGTAAAACTGAATATGTTCCATCTCAGCATTATTTTGTGAGAGTTAAAAATCTTGATTTTAATTATTCTAATAATCCGACATATGTTTATGATGGTACAGACGGTATTCATGCTGCCGGAACTATATACAATTCTGATTTTATTACAAATCCAACAACATATATTACTACGATTGGTTTGTATGATGCTAGCAATGAACTGGTAGCAGTTGGTAAATTAAGTAGACCTGCTATAAAAACCTTTGACAATGAGCTTTTAATTAAGGTCAGATTGGATTTTTAAAATAATGAAATGCTTAAATCACTTTATAAAGATGATACGCAAACCACACCTTTTGTTGCTACACAAAATTGGGAAGTATCCAATGTAATAAATGAGGATTTAATTCTCATGGAACATAGTGGAAGTGCTGGTCTACCTGTTGCTCTGGAGTATATTGATAATGAACTTTCTGGTCCTATAACTGCTAGTGCTTGTAATATTGCATTGGAACAACAAGAACTTGACTTAGCTTTGTTTAAAGATGGACTAAAAGTTACGGGAATTTTTTATCCTAACTCCGACCCTCAAAATCCAGATGGAACTTATCAACGGTGTGTTTATACACAAATTGCTGGTATGTTTTATAACAATTATCGTGACCCTACAAAAATTTGGGGATTGGAAAACATTGATTTTGAAAATTCCAAAACAAAAAGATTTATAACTGATAAATTCAAAATGTTTGAAATTCCTCAAGCAGTTTTTGGAGAAAAAATGTTACCTAATACTATTGTGATGTATGATACTACAACAGATAATAATTATACTATTGTAGATGATGGTAATGGAAATTTGTTTGCTGGAACTAATTTATTTTCCCGTCAGCAAGAACTTGGTACATATCCAAATAATTTTGTAACTGCTAGTGATAGAGGTTGTGATTGGTATTGGGAATCATTAACACCGAAGCCTTCCCTTTCTTTTATATTTGTTCCCCAAGATTGTATAGGAGCATATGGGTTTCGCTGTATAATAGATGTAAATGGTACACTCTATGGTACCGATGGTAGCAATTTCTTTTCTTCGCCTGATGGATACTATTGGACTTTTATAGGTGATGTCAATGATACAATTGTTAGTTTTATTTATGTAAATTCTTTGTTTGTTGGTGTAGGGAATGATGGTGTAATATATACATCCTCAGATGCCATTGTCTGGTATCAACAAGTATCGCCCACACTATCCAATTTACAATCAATAATTTATGCAAATGGACAATACGTTGCTGTAGGAACCGGCGGTACTACAATTCTTTCATTGAATGGAACTTTATGGACAAAACATGATTCTCCCGTAGGAAACGACCTGTATAGCGTAATTTACGCTCAAGGACAGTATGTCGCAGTTGGACGTGGTGGAATTGTTATCACGTCAACAAACGCTACTTTGTGGTCAGTCCAAATTTCTGGAGTAAGCAGTGAACTTCACCAAGTTATTTATGACGGCAATAACTTTGTTGCTGCAGGTTTTGGGGGTACTATTATAGTATCATCGAATGGAACTCTATGGAATATTCGAAGCAGCGATATCACAAATGACTTATATACTGTTCTATTTGATAATGGTGTGTATTACGTAGCAGGTTTAAATAATACTTTTTACCAGTCAACCGATACTATTGTATGGACGCCAGTTGTCCATGAACATTTTTCACCGGAAGTACGGGGACTTCTGGCCTATGGAAGTTCCATTATAATTGGAAGACAATATACTACTGATTAAATATGATAAAATCACTTAAAAAGTATCAAGTTCAATCTACACCTTTTAGTGCAATAAAAGCATGGTCAGTTAACAACACTGATAATTCCGACTTGCTTTTACTGCCTATGGGTACGCAATCAGTTGTTACTCTTGCATTACAATTTCTTGATTATGGTAATGGAAGTTCTTCTCCAGTTTTAAATATTTCGTGTAGTTTAGCATTAAATCCGGCACCATATGATTTAGCTACAATAGAACAAGGTTTAAATGTTACAGGTTCATTTTATCCTGATTCTGACCCTGTGAATTTGGATGGAACATATCAGAGGTCCATTTATTATCAAGTTAAAACAGCGTTTTATAATACTTACTATGACCCAAGTAAAATGTGGGGTATTGAAAATATTGATTTTGAACTTTCTAAAACCAAACGATTTTTATCAAATGGATTTTGGCTGATTGATATTCCAAGATATTTATATGGAGATAAAATCTTACCGAATACAATTACGATGTATATTGATACTTATGATAATCCATACACTGTAATGGATGACGGTAATGGAAATTTGTTTGCTGGAACTAATTTATTTTCTCACCAACAGGAAATAGGTTATTTTTCAAATACATTTAATGCAAATGCCAGTTCATCTGGATGTAATTGGTATTGGGGAGTATAATTTGAAAATTATTTTTTATATGGATAGTTATAGTTATGATTGCAAATATTTATAACCAAAATTTTGGATGGTCTGTAGCATGCGATGGATATTGGGCAGCAGTGGGAAATCCTAGTTTATTTCGTTATGACCCAATGACAAGTAGCCTTACCAGAACAGGTTCCGTAGAAGTTTATAAATATAATATAAATTCAGATATTCATGATTATAAAACAACTCTTTTTCGCCCTTTAACTCCATCCGAATTGATTTTGTTAACAACAGAATATAATAATCCTTTTCCAACAGGTCCAACCGATTATATACAAACAGAATATACAGGTTCCATCCCTTATACTGCAGACTTGGATTTGTCTGTTGATACGGGATTATATTATACAGCTTCGGAAGATGGATATGGATTATCATTAGATTTACGTAATACTTTATTAGCAATAGGAAATCCATACTTTACAAGTACATTTACATTTATAACGGAGTCTTTTGTTTTTACAGGGTCGGGATATGTTGACCTTTTTGATGTTTCAGTATTAGATATAGACCCTTATGCTAAGAGAATACCACCTACAATTACCAGTTATTTCTCTTCATCACTAAATGGGCCTGTGACTGTTCAAGCAAATGTTCCATCAGTACAAAATTATTCATTTGTATTACTTCAATCATTGGATTTATTGACTCCGGGAGCTAATTGGATAAACGTGTCAATAGCATCAACATCAAATAGTGGTGGTAATGTAAACATACAAACATTTTATACAAATACAGACCTTGTAAATTTAAGTCTAAGAACAGTTGGAATAGTTGGAACAAATCCATACTTAACGACAATATATAATCCAAATCCTGTCATAACATCTTCCTTTGGGTATTCTGTTTCATTAAATGATGAATGGTTGGCTGTAGGTTCACCTCTTGAATCAGGAAGTATGGGAGCAGTATTCATGTTTAGAAAATTGGATGAAAATAATCTGAGTTGGTCGTTTTTTCAAACGTTACCACTACCTTCCGATATTGATGTAGATGATGATTTTGGTGCTAGTATTGGAATGAATAAAGCATCATCCTCTTTTAGTTGGAGTATGGTTGTTGGAAGTTTGAAATCAAGTGAATCTAGAGCTTATATTTATGAATTTGATGGAACTGAATGGAATAATACGTTTACTTTGTATCCTGATAGTGGTTCTATTTATCCACTTCCATTTTATCCTACTTTTCCTATAGTTTTAAATTATCCGAATGTTAATGATTCTTTTGGTCATTCTGTTTCGATGTATGGTAATACAGTAATGGTAGGAGCACCAACTGACAGAACTATACAAGAATATGAAAATGACAGTTTATCATATACACAAGGTTCTGTTTATTTCTTTGAAAGATGTGCTAATGCAAACTATGGATATTATTTGGCTAGAAAATCATATGGTAATGAAAAGATTATCAACAATAATATGTTAGGTTGGTCGGTGAGTGTTTATGATCAATATGCTGTAGCAGGAGTTCCAAAAATAAATGCTTTATCTTCTTCAATTTGTTATCTTCGAGGTTCTTTATTCCAAAAATGGTTTTGTGGAGATAGTCCTGATGCTCTTTTAAATGGGCAATTTATTTTATATAACAAAAACACAGGTTCTATACCCGACACAACTAATATTGATTGGGATATATCCAATATTTATCAAGTTAAAAAACAGTTTTTGTCACCATATCGTGTGTATGGGTGGGATGCAAATATTAGTAATCAATTCATCATAATAGGTTCTCCTATGTTGATATCAGGGTCAAACACTATCATGGATTTGAGTCCTTTTACGGGAAGCTTTACTGGTAGTGTGGATGTTATTGGCGACCTTAGTGGAAAATCTTACATTTATAATCTTAAAAATCTTCGCCCAAATTTTTATGTTGGTAATGTTTTTTATAGAAACGGTAAAATGGTTATTATGACTTCTGGTTCAAATTTTGAGGGATTACAACTCAGTAATACTGTTAATGAATATGATTATGATATAGAATTCACATCTTCTCAGACCATATTTGAAAAACAAGTTGTTTGTCCTGTTGATATAGGAGAATTTAACGTTAGTACCAATCCAACAGCAATTATATTTCCAAATGCCGAATTTGATATAAATCAAAATGGCAAATTTGATTTTCAAGATGCAGATGTATTACTTAGGTATATGGCCTACAAGAATACTGAAGTAACAGGACAACCAAATACTGATTGGAGTTCTTCAATTGTTGATACTACTACAAATGAAGAACCAGCTGTGTTTAAGATGTATTCATCTTTTTGGGTTGGAACAGATAATTTATTTGCCTCAAGTTATTCCACCATAAATAATACTATGTATGGAGATTTGGATTTTAACAATGATAATAAAATTGATAATAATGACATGTATATTTTGTGGAAATACTTTATTTACAGATTAACACAGAAAAATTATAATCTTTATATTACTCCAAATTCACAGAACAAATTTTTGGCTAATATTCTTGATTATATGAATAGTAAAACTCTTCGTGGTCAACCACCGATGATTAATCCTACCTTTTTAGAATATGAAAGTTTAGTCAAGCAGGACCCAACGGGTTCATATTTGGCACCTACAGTAACTTCAATTGGATTATATGATGGATGTGATTTAGTAGCCATAGCAAAATTGGGTTCGCCAATCAAAATTACCCCAGATTTTCCTATTAATTTTGTGGTGAAAATAGATTTCTAACTATATTTATAAACAACGGAGACATATTATATGCCAACACCAATTACAAGACCATCATTAACAACAACCCTAGCAGAGAGATATGAAACTCAACCTGTTGGTGGAGCATTTGATGCTAGAGATATTATTGAAAGCGGAGTAGATGCATTATTTGCAAGTATGCAGGGTGCAGAATTTCAAGTAAAAAATGGATTTTTAACCAAAGAACAATTGGAAGTTTCTGATTTTATAAATGATGGAAATGGATTATCCATATATGTTCAGGGATTGGATACTAAAAAATACGATTCAGCTATTGGTTAAATTTAATTAAAAGTTTTATAAAATCCTATATATTATTGTTATATAGGATTTTATTATGTCCAATATTGTTTTAGGTCTTGATGCATCAACATCCATAGTTGGGTGGGGATTTGCACAAAGTGGTTCAGTAATGGATGCTGGTTTCCTTAATGTTTCAAAATTTGAAACTAACAAGGAAAAAGGAAAATTTGTTATAGATTTTTTGTTAAAACATTCTTTAATCACTTCAGTTGACCATATTAATCTCGAAGCTGCATTGTCAGGATTTGGTGGTGGCCTTACTTCTCAACAAACTATTATTACTCTTTCAAGATGGAATTCTGTGTTTGAATATATGTTGTCTGAATATTTCAAATTTCCAATTGCTCTTTGTAATGTTAATACTATGAGAAAAAAAGTATTTGGTAAAGCAAGGATAAAAGGAATCAAACCCAAAGATTATGTTAAACAACAAATCCCTTTGATAGTACCTAATATATCCAAGTTTGAGAAATTAAATAAACGGGGTAAGTGGGATGCGCATAATAGTGATATGTATGATGCTATAGTTTGTGCTTTATTTGGCTAATCAATATATTTATAAACTATATGCCAAATTACGACAAATACACTTTAGCAGGCAAACAACCTTGGCAAACATGGACCCAACTCGTTGAGTATGTTACAGAATCTTCGTCTTTTACGGATGGTTCGGGAAATGTATTGACTCAAAGTATAAATTTAACTGCAAGTAATGCAATTAGTTCTAGTTATACCATTACTTCTTCATTTGATTTTATATCAGTAATGTCAATTACTTCTTCATTTGCTACTCAGTCTATTAGCGCAAGTTATTTAAGTGGTTCTGCTACTGGTTCATTTACAGGGTCATATACTGGTTCATTTTATGGAACTGCTTCGTGGGTAATTAATGCTATTTCTTCAAGTTATTTGAGTGGTTCATCAACAGGCTCATTTATGGGGTCATTTACAGGTTCATGCGTTGGGACTTCTAGTTGGGCAAATAATGCAATCACAGCATCTCAAGGTGCTTTTGCTTGGGCAAGTATGGTAACTTCTTTAACTTCATCTGCGATAAGCAAATCATATAATTGCTATCTTTCTCGTTCAAGTACTGGAATGTATTGTATTGGTTTTAACAATCCAGCAGCAAGTATTTATTATGCAGCAATCTTTAATGGATGGAGTGGTAGTAGTTCTTCATCTGTAACTGCTTCGTTTGGAGTTCCTTTTAATATGAATCCGGAAGGATTTACAATGTCAACAGTTTTACTTACCGCTTCAAATGCTATAGCTGATTTTGTTTCTGGAAGTTTAGTAGTGTTTAGTTATTAAAAATATTTGACTCTCAACTTTTTATAATTTAGCATTTCTTAGATGCTAAAGGAATCACAATTATTTTCTCTTCTTGATAAGGTATTGAACCAAATTTCTTATATCCGGAAGGGTGAAGAAGCAGTTTATTTCTGTCCATTTTGTTCACACTATAAAAGAAAATTGGAAGTCAATGTTAGAACTCAAGAATGGCATTGTTGGGTTTGTAACTCTTGTGGCAGGTCCATTAGTTCGCTTTTTTATAAACTTAAAGTCAAAGAAGCTTATTTTGATGAATTGTATAAAATTGTAGGGAAATCGTGGAAGCGAATTATAACAGAAGTAGAGCGACCAAAAAATTTATCTTTACCAAACGAATTTATACCTCTTTGGAAACCATCAAAATCGTTTGATTATGGACATGCTATAGAATATCTTGGAGATAGAAGAGTTACAATGGATGATATTCTTCGTTATAATATTGGTTATTGTGAAGAGGGTATCTATAAACAAAGAATTCTAGTTCCATCCTATGATAAAGATGGTAATGTAAACTTTTTTGCAGCTAGAGCTTACCATGAAGGAAATTGGTATAAATATATGTTACCACCTTGGTCCAAAGATATTATTGGATTTGAGTTATTTGTGAATTGGCATGAACCCATAACATTAGTGGAAGGCACGTTTGATGCAATGTCAGTTAGAAATAATGCAATACCTCTGTTCGGAACTACATTACCATTTTCCTTAAAACTGGCAGTTGTATCTAATAAAGTTAAGAGGGTTAATATTGTTTTGGATAATGATGCATTAAAACAAGCAGTGGATATTTTTGACAGAATTGAGGATTTACAAGTTAATCAAATTGATATTCATTTAATCAGATTGGGAGAAAAAGACCCATCTATTCTTGGATTTGAAGCAGTAAATGAATTGATTGAGAAGTCAAAAGCTTTTGATTTTTCGGACATAATTAAAGCAAGACTTGATAGATAAAGATTATAGAAAATGTTATAAAATTTATTGATAACAATTTGGTTAAACCGTATATTGAAATGAGAATGAATGGGAAATCGTGTAAAGAATTTAGTGAATATATTATGTCTGCTATGAATAAATTTAGTGTAAAAGAACAAGAAACATTACAACTTTTATTTATGCTTAGAATTGCTCTTCTTACAATAAAATCATTGAAATGATGAAAAGTTTAGAACTAAATTGGATTCGTAGAAAGGTAGATAAAACCATCCCTTTCCCAGAAGTGTTGTTTTTTCCATTTACTAGTGGTAGAGCTGGTAGTTATTACAATCCATCCCCGAAGAATGAAATATATGATATTGATGGAAAGCCCCATTCTCTAAAATATGGTGCAATTGTTGTTAGCAGTAAATATGACAATAAAGTACAGAAAAATATTATTGCACATGAATGGCGTCACCATTGGCAATACTTCAAAGGTATAGAAAAAGAAACGCCAAAATGTAAAGCTACCCAAATAACAAAAGAAAATTATAATGATATAGCAAGATTGTATTTTACCACATCAAAAACTGAATTAGATGCTCTTCGATTCTCATATATTCATGCAGGGTTTCTTAGCAACTATGAACCTTGGGAAGAATTATTTTACGATTTAATAAAGGATTTAAGAGTAAAACCTATTATAACTTATGGCAATCAAGCACTTAATAACAAATAAAAAATTCAGCCATATAGTTCATTTATCGGACATTCATATTCGGCTCACAAAAAGACATGAAGAATATAAAGAAGTATTTTCAAGACTGTTTGATAAAATATTAAAAACGCCATTAACAACTGCAATCTTTGTTATTGGTGATGTAGTTAATAGTAAAATTGATTTGAGTCCTGAATGTGTGGATTTAGCTGCTGATTTTTTGTTTGAGTTGGCCTCACTACGACCTACTGTTCTTGTTGCAGGTAATCATGATACAAATCTGACAAATCGCAATAGAATGGATAGTTTAACTCCTATTGTGGATGCATTAAATCATCCATCTCTTTTCTATCTCAAGAAATCAGGTCTTTATGGATTAGGTAATATTTGTATAAATAACTATAGTGTATTCGATTCACCTGACAAATACATGGAGAAACGGTATATACCTGATATTTATAAAAACCAATATGAATATTTCATTGTTACATATCACGGACAAGTTGATGGAGCTAAAACAGACCTTGGGTTCACTCTAACCAATCCTTTAATTACTACTCATACATTTGATGGTCATGATATCGTTTTATTGGGTGATATTCACAAAGAACAAACTCTTCAAATATATGACGAAGAAGAATCCAAACCTGCTATAAGATATGTGGGGTCACTTATTCAACAAAAACACGATGAACCCATAAAGGGCCACGGTTATTCGTTTTGGAATTTAGGGCAAAGAGATTATATTCATTCAGACATTCCAAATGATTATGGGTTTTTAAGTGTTCTTCTTAATAATGGCGTCATTTCTACCTCTTTGAATAACCTTCCTAAGAAGGCTAGAGTTCGTTTTCAGCTAAAAAATACAATGCCTACCGAAGTCAAGGAAGCTCTGACTCACGTTAGGCAACTGACGGAAGTTGTTGAATCATGTTATCAAAAGTTGGATTCAGGAATTTCTTTAGCGAAGATTTCAACAGCTAATGGCAATGTGATTTTGGGTAATATTAACGATAAAAACTATCAAGTTGACCTTCTAAAAGAATTTCTGAAAACTAAACTTAAAATTATCGACCAATCCTTTATTGATGGAATCATCAAGATAAATGATGAAATGAATGATTTGGTAAAGAAAGATGATTTTGCCAGAAATATTCGTTGGATTCCAATCAAATTTGAATGGGAAAACATGTTTTCTTACGGTGAAAAGAATATTATTGATTTTACAAAAATGAGGGACCTTGTAGGTTTATTTGCAGCAAATACTTCTGGAAAGTCCAGTATATTTTCTGCAATGACATTTTGTTTATTTGATAAATGTGAAAGAGAATTTAAAGCAGCCAACATAATGAATGTTCATAAAACCAGTTTTAATTGTAAATTTGAATTTGAAATTGACGGTAAAAGATACTTCATTAAACGAGAAGGTAAAACTGATAAAAAAGATAAAGTCAAAGTTGATGTTCGTTTTTGGAAAATTAAAAATGGCCAAGAAGTGGATTTGAATGGTGAACAAAGAAAAGATACAAATGAAATTATTAGAGAATATTTGGGGTCTTATGATGATTTTGTATTAACTTCCTTGAGTGTTCAGAGTGGTAAAAACAATGCTTCCATTATTGATATGGGTGATACAGACCGCAAAGATTTGTTTGCTCAGTTTATGGGATTAACAATATTTGATAGACTTTACACAGAAGCTAATCAAAAGCTAAAAGAACAAATTGTAACTCTCAAAGCCTATAGAAATGATGATTATACGCAAAAATTGGTGAATTATACCAATCTTCTTGGACAGGCTGAAGGTTTATATCATGATGAAACTGAAGTATTGGCTGAACTTGGAAAGATTAAGGAAAGAATTCAACAGAATATTTTAGACGAAACCCGAAAATTGATTAAAATTGATTATGAAATACCTCTTTTGTCAGCAAGTCAGTCCCATTTGGATAAAGCTAAATTGAATATAACCATTAAAAAATCGGACATTGTCGGTGTTGAAAAGAAAGTGGAAAAGTTGTCGGGACAACTGATAACAGTTGAAAATGAAATAAAGATATTGGAATTAAAAAAGATAGATATCGTGTATGTAACTTATCAAAAACTTGTAGCTAGAAGACAAGACGTTGAGAACGCACGAGCAAGAATAAAATTGAATTATGAACATGACATTCAAATTTGTAAAAATGCTGAAATGCTTGAATATGACTCTGCTTGCTCATACTGTGTTAAAAATGCAGGTAAAGTAGCAACCGAAGCTGAAGAAGCTAAAAAACGAATTGTTAAACTTAAAGAAGATGCAACCAATTTAAAAAAGGAAAATGAACTTATTGATGTACAAATTGGTGAATCTTCATGGGCTCATGGAGCTAATCTAAAACATATGGGCCTTCTCAAAAAACGAAATGACTTAAAAGATACAAAGTTACAATTTACTAATCAACTTAATTTATTACATCAATCTTTGGCAAAAATTGAAGAAGAAGTTAAGCTTCATGAAAAAAATATAGAATTATACAATAAAAGTAGTGAATCAATATTGATTAATGAAAAAATTAACAAACAAATCAATGATTACAAACGAGTTTTAGAAGAAACAGAATATTCTTACAAAGAAAAAAATAAAAGTGTCATGGATATCAATAGTAAAATTTCTGTATGTAAGAATCAAATTTCAGAAATCAATCGTAAAATTGACCAAATTAAAATTGTAGAACAAAAATATAAACTTTATGAAGTGTATTGTCAAGCTGTCAGTAGAGATGGAATTCCGTTCGGTGTAATCACAGCCACCGTTCCAGAAATTCAAAATGAAGTTAATAATATTTTGAGTCAAGTTACTGATTTTACATCGATATTTGAAACTGATGGCAAAAATGTAGTTCCCTATATTGTTTATAATGACAAAAAATGGTTGATGAGTTTAACTAGTGGGTTTGAAAAATTTGCTTTATCTTTAGCCATCCGCATAGCTTTGATAAATATTTCAAATTTACCAAGACCCAATTTTCTTATTATAGATGAAGGTTTTGGGGTATTGGATGCAGAGAATTTGGCCTCAATGCAAACGTTATTTTCTTATTTGAAGACTAATTTTGATTTTATCATAATAGTTTCGCATTTAGAATCTCTTCGTGATATAGTGGATAAACACATTGAAATAATTAAAGATAAGGGGTTTTCTAAAGTCAATTTCATTTAATGAGCCTATTTATAGGCATGGCATTAAATTTGTTAAATAGTTTTGGGGTTGGGGGAACGGATTATGGTCTATATACAATGCAGGCAGATGTGATTGATACACAATATCTTTCACAGTTTTTTGTTATTTCTGAATTTAATCCACAATTTACCGCTGGTAAAAATTCTTTTTCTTTTAATGGATCTACTTATCTTAAATCCGGTAGTCAAATTCTTATAGAATGTTTGGATTCTCAAGGCAATGCCCTTCATATTGAATTGGCACAATCTTCTAATGTTTCTTCTATAACTTATGCTTATAAGGAAGGAACATCCTATATTTTTTCTATATATGTTTTCGGTGATACATCAGATGGTGTTGGTAAAATAATTTTATATGGAACATTAATTGATGGAAGAACGGTAAAATGGATACAAAATATTACCATCAATAAAACTTTAAAAAATATTTCAAGAGTAAGATTTTATCGAACACCTGTGTTAGAAGTTGCGTCTGCTGAAGTTCCTGTTTTAAATTCTAGTATATCTACGGGGTTGGTGAGTAATGAACTGTTTACAGGAACAGTTCAGGGTTTAGCAATAAGTCCTCCAAAAGATACTAATTTATCTACAATTAATAAACGCAATACGAATATAGATTATAGATTGACATTGTTATCTCCTATTGTTACGGATACTACTCCTGACCCGAATGCTTTTAATTCGCAAATGGTGGGTGCTACCATCAATCTCAATATCAATACTATACAATCACCGTTATCTCAAACTAATATTCCCGTTTCTGCTACAGCATCTTACACTATTACCAGTGTTATAAACAATAGCACCATCCAAATTTCTACACCTTATTATTATAGTGACCAATATGGTAATAGTACGATAACTAATATAGTAAATGCAAACTTTTCAATTCAATATCCATTTATAGCATATAATAATGCTACATCCAGTTATCAAACAACAATTATAGGTGGAATTCCATACATTGTTCAGCAATCATATGCTGATATAACTTATAGAAATATTAGGACATTTTCAGGTTATGTGGCTCGTCATAAAGTGTATAGAAAAAGTTTATTATCTACTGCGGACTTTTCAATAGTTGCAGATGAACCTATTATTGCAAATGAATTACTAGAAGATGATATAACTCAAAATGCGTTTTATGATTTATTGGGTAAATTTTATAATGATGAACATATAGCTCGTTATTGGTTTACGAGTTCCAATAATATATCATTGATTCATTCTCCAAGTTTTGCTATTGATTCTATGTTTATATCTTCTCCATCATATACCAGTTTGTCAGGGAGCGATTATTTCATGGTTAAAAGTGATTCTGTAACAACGGATAAAAATGCTATTTATGTTCCCTTTGATATGAATCAGTTTTTGGAGGAATCGGGGTCTTCTTATGATTCAAATTTTATAGCTCTAAAAGCTAATGTTCAATATATTATAGAAGTTTCTGCAGTTGTAATAAAAAACCCATCAGAAACAACGGCTGGATTATCATTTTATTTTACCAGTTCAATTCCTACAGCTCAACAAGAACCTACTTATAATAATACTTTTGGTATCAATATTGCCAATTTAGTGGCTAATATTACTTCTTCACAAGTCAATTTTGACAATGTAATTGCTTTTTATACACCTCAAAATGATTTATTTGGGACATTGGTGATTGTACCAAGACTTTGCCAATCATATATTAAAAATATTTCATTTAGGGTTTATGGTGATGATGGATTTTCACCTGATGTGTTTGTTACACAGATTCCTTGGCCTATTTCTGTAGCTAATGAATGCTTTGATATTAAAGCTGAACTATTTGATATCAATAATAGTTTAGTTTATTCAGATTTGGAGACATTGCAAAGTTTTGACCCATCAGGTAGCACATTGATACCATATATACCGGGGGGAGGGGGTTATCAAAATTTAGTTGTTACAGGAAGTTTGTTTGTACCAAACTTACCAGCAAGACCCGGTGGTTCTGCTATAAGCCAAAGTAGAGTGTTATCGGTTAGAGCTGATGGTGCTATTGTTTTTGACCCGATTGTTGATATTACTTATGATAATACATATTTGTATTTAACTTTAGATAATTCATCTAATAGACTGGATACATTACACATTTCTACAAAAAGGTCATTGGTTTCTGAATATGATTCATTAGCAGGGAGAAAAATTTATTGGTCAGGTAGTACTAAAATAATTGAAACCAGTCCATAAAGACTTTATTTATAAATATTATGAAAATTTTTTGTAAACTATGTAATATAAAAGGAATATATTATGGCTAGACGAAAATGGAATTATGAAACTATACAGCAAGTATTAGATGGTGAAAATCCATTTATTCAGGTTGGTTATGAACCAAATATTTCTCAAAGAAAAGAAGGCGAGATATGGAAAGACTCCAGAGGAAATAAATGGCAAAAAAAGAATGGATATAAAGTTCAATTAAGTTCAACTGACACCCCAATACTTGACAAACTTAACGAATTATCTCGATGTTCTATTTGTGGCACAAATGTTAGAGCATATGGAGATAGGCTAGACCAGAAAGTATTTCCAAGAACAGGCAAATGTTATGATTGTCTTCAAATAGAAGAAATGGATTATCGTATCAATGGACAGTGGAAAAATTATGAAAAGATGAAATTGCTTAAGAATAAACAAGGTGTGTTAGAAGATTTTAAAGAAAAAGTTATAGACTCAATCAACTTTCTTAAAAATGATTCAGGTAAAATGGGTGATGTTTTATCTAATGGTGAAATAATGACTTGGACAGGTAAATGTAATCCACAATGGTTGAAAGCCGCAGAGGAAGACTTGATAAAAGTCAACGGAGAATTAGAAAAAATGGAAAAAGAAATAACTACACTTGAATCTGAATTGAAAAAATAATATGGTAAATCAACCTACATTAAGAGATATAATAAAAGAAGAGACAAAGAAGTGCATGGAAGACCCTGCATATTTCATGCGAAAATATGTAAAAATACAGCATCCAACGAGAGGAACTATACTTTTTGATTTATATCCATTTCAAGAAGACACACTTAAGGAGTTTGATTTACACCGATATATTCTTATACTTAAATCAAGACAATTGGGTATCACCACTTTAATTGCAGCATATTCTTTATGGATGTCCATTTTTAATAGTGATAAAAATATTTTAATTATTTCAATAAAACAGGAAGTTTCAAAGGAAATTATCACCAAAGTTCGTTTTGCTAATGAGCATTTGCCATCGTGGTTAAAAGTAAAGGAAACCACAAATAATTATATGTCTCTTAGATTTGCAAATGGTTCTCAGGTTGCAGCTACGTCATCAGCTAAGGATGCTGGTCGTTCAAAAGCATTGTCTCTTTTGATTATTGATGAAGCAGCTTTTATTGAAGAGAGTGAAACTATATGGGCATCATCTTATAATACCTTATCAACCGGTGGTAAAGCTATTGTTCTTTCAACCCCGAATGGTGTTGGTAATTGGTTTCATAAAATGTGGGTGGATGCCGAAAGGAAGAAAAACGATTTTAAAACATTGAGACTTTCGTGGAATCTTCACCCAGAACGTGACCAAAAATGGAGAGATGAGCAAACCAAACAACTTGGTGCTAAACTTGCTAGTCAGGAATGTGATGGAGATTTTCTATCATCAGGAGCAAACGTTGTAGATTTAATAACACTTAAATGGTACGAAGAAAATCCAGAAATGGTAAGAGATAGGAAAGAAGCAAGAAGTGGAGAAGCTTTATGGATATTTGAAGAACCAATGCAAGGCAAAGATTATCTTGTATGTGCTGACGTAGCTCGTGGTGATGGGTCTGATTTTTCTGCAGCTCATGTGTTTGATATAGAAACCTTGGAACAAGTTGTAGAATTTCAAGACCAAATAGGTACAAGAGAATTTGGCAATATGTTAGTGTATCTAGCTACCGAATATAATGATGCACTTCTGATTGTTGAACGTGAAAATATTGGTTGGGCCGTTCTTCAACAAATTATTGACCGCCAATATAAAAATACATTTTATTCTAATACTAATGACCCGAAGATAGCAGATGTCTATCATAATATGTCAAATAGATATAATCGTGATGAAGCTAAATTACTTCCGGGATTTTCTACAACAATTAAAACAAGACCATTATTAGTTTCAAAGATAGAGGAATATTTTAGAGAAAAGTTGGTTATTATTCATTCTATCAGATTGATTAATGAATTAAAAACTTTTATTTGGGAAAATGGAAAGGCACAAGCAGCTCAAAATTATAATGATGATTTAGTTTTGGCATTGGGTATGGGATTGTGGGTAAGAGATACAGCTTTAAGACTTAGAAATGAAAAAATGGTTTTAACAAAAAATATGTTAGATAAAATACACATCAATAAAAATGAAGATAGAACTCCCATTTATACTGCTAAAGTCCAATCAACAGGTCGTGACCAATGGCAAATGAAATTTGGTAAAAGACCGGGTGATGTTGAATCCTTAACTTGGTTATTACGATAAATTGAACATATTTATGTATTATGACAAAAGATAACACGTTAGTATTGATAAGCCCATATTCTAAATCTAAAATCACTTTAGAATGTTTGGAAGATATTGAGAAATTTCACGGTAAAGATGCATTAAAAGATTCTTTATATGAATTATATCAATCTGTGATAAATCCTGAAAAATTTGGGATGACTTTAGAAGTTAAAAAAGAATTAAAAATTACATTGAAATAATAAAAGGATAATATGCCTGATTCACCTCTAAGACCAGAAGTAAGAGTAGATAATGACGAAGTTGACATAAAGCAAAAGTCTTTATTTGCGCGTTTAAAGAAGTTGTTTTCTTCAGGCGTTGTAGTTCGTAACGTTGGTGGTAAAAAACTTAAAGTAAAGGATACCAGCGATTTGATGTACGCAACTGATAGAAACAGTTTGCGTGACCGTTTTAATCGTGTTCGTTCTACAGCTTATAATGCTTACACTAGAGATTTTTCTCTAGCTTACCAAGCAGCTCGTATTGACCTTTTTAGAGATTATGATACGATGGATATGGACCCTATTATCGCATCAGCTTTGGATATTTACGCAGATGAATCGTTAACTGTTAATGAATTGGGAAAAATTTTAGTTGTTCATGCTGAAGATGAAAATATAAAGGGTATTCTTACTAATCTTTTTTATGATGTTCTAAATATTGAACATAATCTTTGGTCTTGGACAAGGAATATGGCTAAATATGGTGATTTTTACATGCGCTTATATATTTCGCCTGAATATGGTGTTTATCAGATTGAACCAATTTCTTCCTATAATGTTGAACGGCTTGAAAATACAGACCCACTTAATAAAAATTATGTAAAGTTTCAAATAAGACCAACCGATACGTCACAAGTTGAAACATTGGAATTTTTTGAGTGTGCTCATTTTAGATTACTTTCTGATTCAAACTTCCTTCCTTATGGTAAAGCTATGATTGAAGGAGCACGCCGTGTTTGGAAGCAATTATCTTTAATGGAAGACGCTATGTTGATTAATCGTATTATGCGTGCTCCAGAAAGACGTATTTTCAAGTTGGATGTAGGTAACATTCCTCCACAAGATATTGATTCTTTTATAGAAAAGCAGGTAACTAAGTTAAAGAGAGTTCCATATGTTGACCCTCAAACAGGAGATTATAATCTCAGATTTAATCTTCAAAATATGACGGAAGACTATATTTTGCCTGTTCGTGGTAGTGATAGTGGAACTTCTATTGAAACTTTGAGTGGTATAGAATGGACGGGTATTGATGATATTCAATATTTACGTAACAAATTAATGGCAGCATTAAAGATTCCTAAAGCTTTCTTAGGTTATGAAGAAGAACTTTCAGGTAAAGCTACATTAGCATCAGAAGATGTAAGATTTGCTAGAACTATTCAACGTATTCAAAGAGTTCTTATATCAGAACTTGAAAAAATTGCTATTGTTCATTTGTATTCACAAGGATATCGTGATGAAAGTTTGGTAAATTTTAAACTTGAACTTACTAATCCATCAACGATTTTTGAGAAGGAAAAGATTGAAGTTTGGGGAAATAAAACGGAATTGGCTAAAAATATGATGGAAGCTAAATTATTTTCTAAGCAATGGATTTACAAAAACGTCTTTAATTTGTCCAAAGATGATTCAGAAGAATTACTTGACCAGATTGTTGAGGATTCCAAACAGGTGTGGAGATTTAAATCCATTGAAGAAGAGGGTAATGACCCTGCTAAACCATTTCAGAAAATTAATCCAAAAGCTGAAGGTCTTCCACCGGGTGGTGGAGGATTGCCTGAATTGGGCGGCGGCGGATTACCTGAACTAGGCGGAGCTGGTGTCGGTGGATTACCTGAACTGGGACCTCCAGTAGGAGGCGGTGGAGCTGGCGTATTACCACCGTTACAAGAAGCAAAGATTAAAGGAGATACTAATTATGCTAAATGGAATCAAATGGCTATCAATAATACTGGAAGTATAGAAGAGGAACATGGTGAACATGCTGAAGATTATGAAAGGCCGTCGCAAGAAGGGGAACATGATGCTCGCAAACAACACCGTTTTGGAGAAGACCCCCTCGGTGATTTGGAAAATAAAAGAAAACCGAGAAAAAGTAGTAATTCTCTGACACCAAAATGGGCAAAGAATTCTCCATTCAGTCTTGAAACACTTCAAAGAAGTAGTTTGATTAAGAATCTTAACTCTTATTTGGATAAATCAAAAAGAGAAAAAAAGGAATTAATTAAGGAAGCAACGACAACAGGAAGCAAGTCAATGCTTGATGAAGATAACATAATTGATGAATAATGAAATAATACATTTTCATATGTTCACATCATATTTATAAATAAGTGTAAAGGTTGAATATATGCCTAAGAAAATGCGCCACTCAAAGTTTAGAAATACAGGTATTTTGTTTGAATTGTTGACACGACAAGTGACAGCAGATATTATTGCTGGTAAAGATGAGTCGGAAGCTAAAGATTTACTTTTTAAATACTTTAAAGAAAACACCGAATTGGGCCGAGAATGGCGTCTTTATAATTTTCTTTTGTCTGAAAAAATCAAGGATGAGCACCATGCGGATAGATTTTTGTCGGTTATTGTAGAACAACGAAAAAAACTTAGTAACGCTAAATTAGCGAGGGAAAAATACGAATTAATTAAGGAAATTAAGGAACTTTATCCAATTAACGATTTTTTAAAAGCAAATATTAAAAATTATAGGACTTTAGCTTCCATATTCAAACTATTTGAAGATGATTCTTCCAAAGATTTGAAATTTGATGCAAAAGAAGTTTATCAAGCAAAAACGTGTATTATTGAAAACATTGTTGATAGACCGAAGAAATCTGGTGAAGAGGATATTCTTAAGTTTTATGCACAACAAAATGAAGATGTTCGTCTTTTATCTTATCGTATATTGGTCGAAGGTATGAATAAGAAATATAAAGATTTAGATGAAAATCAAAAGAATGTTCTTCGTGAATATATTAACAATATTTCCAATACTAATTCGCTTGGTGAATATATTGTAAAAGAAGTGGATAATGTAAAGAAACAATTGTGTGAATTATCATCAAAAATTAAGGATAATGATGTAATAAGAATAAAAATCAACGAAGTTGTTCGTCAACTGAATAAAGTAAAACCATTACCAAATAAAATAGTAAAGGATAATCAAGTTATGGTTGTTTTACTTTCTTATGAACTTTTGAAAGAAATTAAAAATCAACTTTAAAAAAAGTGAAAAAATCTCAATTCCAATCATTGATTAAAAATGTGGTTGAAGAACAATTAGGACGATGGGTTTCTCCTAGTGAGTTAAATAAACAAACACCACAACAGAAGGGAGTTGTGCAATATTTGGAAAAACTTAATTATCGTGTTACATCCACAATGCCTGCAGATACAACAGGTAAAACTGTAATAGTTATTATGGATAAATCGGGTGGAAAATATGGCCATGAAGAAGCATTAGTAAATCCTAATGGTTCTGTGACTGGAAAGGCTGCATCTGATATTCCTATGAGCCTTACGGGTGGAGGTTTAGATTTTTCTATTGTTGAAAAAAAATTACATCTTAAATTTCGGATTAAAAATATGGTAGAAAAAGCTATATTGAATGAGATACTTGGTGTTGGTCCAGATATTCATCAAGCTACAATAACTCAGAAACGAGCTATTAACACATTGAAAAAAATAGGATTTATTCTTAGAAATACTTATCCAACATCAGATGGCGTAGGTATAATTCTCATAAGACATAAAGGGAAGCTTGGTAGTCCAGTAACAAGAGTTGCAAATATAAAACCAGATGGAAGTATTAATGAGCCACATATAAATCTTAGTAAATATCTTAGTTTTGTTGGTGGTGGCGCTGGAGGTTCTGAACGTGGAGTTTCTTTACATGAATTGAGTAAACAAACATCATCACAAACAAGAGCAGTTAATCATTTTGAAAGGAGAGGGTATCATATAAAATCTACGTCGCCTATAAGTGACAGAACTATAAATGTTATTATGACTAAATCGGGTGGTAGATTTGCCAGTGATGAAGTAATAATTGGACCAGATGGTTCTGTAAATGGAAAAGTATCTGCTACTCCTATTATTCATGAAAAAATGACTACGAGAGCCGACTTAGCAGCTGATGTGGGTCTTGGTGGCACAATGAAAGCTGTGAACGTTGCAGAAGAAAATGAGGAAAGAACATGCGACTGTGGTAGTGGATTACCTAGTAAATGGGAACGTGATGGTCAGGGTATTCCTTTGGTAAGAGCGTGTGATAAATGTAGAAAGCAGAAACTATCAAAATATCGTCCAGAAATTCTTAGACCATATACTCAAGCAGATGTGGATGAACCGATTGAACCAGAAGATTATGAGGAACAAATGGGTGCAGTTGGTGGATATGCTACTCCATATGTGTTTAAAAAGAAAATAAGAGAAAAAATCGGTCCTGATGGAAAGTATCAAGATGATATGGAAAGTGGTGTTAGGTCAAAAAGAATTTCTGGTCTTTCTGAAATTGGTGTAGGTTTGACTACGGCTGCCGCAGTAGGGGGTATTGCTTTTATTTATATGTTATTAAACCGTATAATTAACCGTGGTTCTAACATTTACGCTGGTGGTGGTGAGTGGGAGAAAATAGAGATAACACAAGATAACATAAATATGATGCTTGATTTGATAAAAGCACATAATCCAAGACTAAAAGATGCAGATATTGAATTTGTTAAAAATCAAATTATGAATGAAATAAAGGGTGGTACAGTAAAAACCGTGGGAGATTTAAAAAAATATTTAAAAGCAAGAGAATTGGAATCGAGAAAAAAATTAGAAGAAATACATAGGTCAGGACTCCATAGGTTAGGAATGGATTATTCTATAATTAAAAAAGTAAGAAATGCAGCTTCTAGATTTTTTAAGGTCCCTGTAGGAAATATTGAAAATATTAAAGTATTATATAAAATTACTCCTACTGATATTGTGTTTGAAATTATTTTGGGGCCACCAAGATGGGAAAGAAAATTTATAAGATTTCATGGTATAAATAATCCTTTTGAAGTATGGGATGAAGAGCAAGAGAAATTTGTACCAACTCTTAAAACAGTTAGAAATTTTCCTCCAGAGGAAGAAGAAAATATTCAGGAAATGACAGCAACGGGTGCTATAGCTGGATATGCTACACCATTTGCATTTTCTAAAAAGAAAAGTGGTAGTCAAAGAGCATTAGATGTAACTAAAAAGTTAGGATTTAAAGTAGTAGAAAGTATTTTAGAGAAGGTGAAGTAATATGAGTAAGAAAATTAAATTAAGAAATTTGTTGAATTTAACTGAACAGGCTCCACAGCCACCAATGGCAAGCCCGGCTACTCCTGTGCCTGCTCCTGTTCTTCCCGCAGGTATGAGCGCAGGCGGTGCTGCGGCAGAAGAGGTACCACCAACCCCTCCACCTGCAGAAACATCACCTGAACCGGAAGACCCATCGGAATATGATTTCACTCGTGATTTTAGGGCATTTGAGGATAAAAAGAACAAGGCTGAATCTGATGCTAAGAAGGTTCTTTTGGATAAAATGAACAAAAGACTTTTGAACAAAACTGTTGTTGCTAATGCTTCACGCGGTTATGGACAACCAAAAACCGATTACACTATAGAAAATATTAAGAAAATTAGTGTAGAATTTTGGTATAAGGATTATGTGGTGATAGCAACCGACCAAAATGATAAGAAATACTTTTTAACTCCGGGTATAAATATTAAAATTGAAAGTGAAGGTTCTCAACCTGCTCCGGGTGCAGAAGAAAAACCAATAGCAGGTCCAGAAGTTCCACCACAAGAACAACCAGCGGAACAACCACCAAAAGCTGGTGATGAAGAAGAACCAAATGTAGCATCTCCATCAGCACCCTCACCAGAAGAACAACCACCACAGGCTGTTCCAATGGTTCCTACTCAAGAGCCAGCACCAATGGCTCCACAACAAACGGTGCCAAAACAAGCACCAGCTCCAGCAGAGCCATCGCTGGCAGAACCAGAACCGGAGATTCCACATCGTAAAAAGAAAAAGAAACTTCCACCTGTAGCTGAATGGATTCAAAAAGATTTAAATATATTTCTTGTAGAATTTATGTCTGATAGTATAAAAGATGAAAATGGAAAAGTTAATTTTCTTCCTTATATAAAGAAAACATCAAAAATATTAGCTGAAAATGTAAATACTACCAAAATCAAGTACCAGTTATTGATTCCTGAAAATCATATGATAAATAATATAGATAACAGAGATATAAAATTGGCTGCAATTGATGCTATGAGACGACAAACGTATTATGGCCAATATTCGAAAGGTTCGGTTGATATAGTTAAAAATGGTAGATATTATCTCTTGGAATATGTTAAAGAGATAGGATGGAACGTTTAATATGAATACTAAACAATTATTAGTTGATTGTATAACCTTTGAATTTATCAAAGATAATCTCTTTGAAGAAGCTATTCGTACTGATGGAAGACGATTGGTTGTCAAGGGTATTTTACAACGAGCAAATATAAAAAATCAAAACGGTAGGCTATATAAGAAAGATGTACTTTTTCGTGAATCAAAAAAATATGAGGAAAACTTTGTAAAAGAAAGAAGAGCATTGGGAGAACTTGACCATCCAGAAAGCTCAGTTGTAAACTTACAAAATGTGTCTCATAATGTTGTAGAATTACATTGGGAAGGTGATGACCTTATGGGAACTGTTGAAGTTTTACCTACTCCAAATGGAAATATTTTAAAGGAATTATTTAAAGCCAATATTCGACTTGGAATTTCCAGTCGTGGATTGGGAACAGTCAATAAAAGTATAAATGAAGATGCAGATGTGGTTCAAGATGATTTTGAACTTATAGCGTTTGATTTTGTATCAAATCCTAGTACAAGGGGCGCCTTCATGTTTCCATCGGGTACTCTTCAGGAAGGTGTTAAAACCACTATTCAAAATCCAATTACCCAAAAATGGGAAAGGGTTGAGAATATTGTAAGAGATATTTTAACTGAAATTGAATAATTATATGAAAAATAAAATACATGAAATAATAGCAAAACCAACTAAGTCTAGTACTTCAGCGCCATTAGGATTTAAATCCACTGTTTCAGTACCGGGGAGAGCTAAAGAAACTATTCAAACTATTTTGGATAACATTGGCTATAATCCACGAACATTGTCACATCAAGATGCTATACGGTTGCTTGAAAAGATTAAAGTTATTTTACAAGACCTTATAACTACAAAAAACGTTGAAGAAGAATCAAAATATCCTATATTTGAAAATGTTAGTGGAAATACTTTCAAATTAAAGTAATAATAGATGAAGAAATCACAATTAAAATTGATAATTTCAGAAATTATAAAGCAGGCAAAATTACTTGAAAATGGGTTATCTCGTAATTGTACTGCTAATGATATTACATGGAAAGGAAAAAAAGGATATCAATGTTTAAATTGTGGTGCATGGGCTGAACATTCTTGGGATATTAAACATAAAAAACAAAATCCATTAGAAAAACCAAAATTTTTTGAAAATGATTTGAATGAAGCAATATCTCCAAAAAGTGTTGCTACAATTGAAAAATGGCGAAAAGAAGTCGGAGATAGACAAACTGGTGTAAAATTAATAGATACCGTTTTAGAAAGAAGACTTGGATTATTATCAGCAGATTTAGCTGATACTGCTATATTTGCAAATGGATTGGATGCAATAGAAGAAGTGTTAAAGGAGAATAATTATGAAGCTGCTATTCGTCAAGCTATAGAAACTGCTAGGGAAATGATAGAGGATGAAGGTGGGGCAGGAATATGGGAAGAATACAGAAAATTACAAGAAGCTCAAGGATGGGCAGGTGCAGATGATAGATGGATTTCACACCCTATAACAAAAAAGGAACCAAAATATTATAAAGAATATGGTGTAACATATTGTCATATTGACCTAAAAAAAGAAAAGTGTCCTCCGGGTATGAAAATTTTCCCCTACACAGAAGAACATGTTCCTACAAAGAAAAAATTTCCAAGACAAATATGTTGTTATAATGAAAATGATTTTCGCAAATTATTAGGGCATTGGAATACAGCAGTGTGGAAATACGAACCAACTAGTTCAATGTTACAAGAGAAAGTAAATAGGTCAGAATTAAAATTTATTATTAAAGAAATTGTCAGAGAAATTTATTCTGAACAATTTCGACAAGATGAAATTAGTAATAAATGGAAAGCATTAGCAAGCGCCGCTTTGGTTGGATATGCTGGATTGCATACTCCTTTTGGAACAAAAACCGCTCAACATTGGAGTCAAACACCTGCTGGACAACAAATTGTAATGACGGCTAGACAAATGTGGAATCAAGTACCACCAGCTCAACGAACAGCAGAAAAGGCTAAACAAATATGGGGTCAAATAATAAAACCGGGTCATATTGATATGCCCAATCCAAACGAACCATTACCATCAGAAAAAGGTATGAGTCCTTGGGATTTAGCTGGTAAATATACTGCAAGAAATGTGGACCTTACTCAAAAATTACAACCGTTTGTTAAACGTTATCTACCTCCTGTTAGTTCAAAGAATCCTTCTTAATATATTCAAAATATTCAGTTTAACATTAATTGCCGTTAAATGGATAAGATTTATCTTTTCATTGACAATCCGCGAATTTTGTGGTATTATATTTTTATTATGAAAATTGAATTCTATAGAATAGCAGAACCTTATGGAGATTTTTCCAATTTTTCAAGACATCCAATTGTTTTGAAAGGTAAAGTGTGGCCTACTACAGAGCATTATTTCCAATCACAGAAATTCGCTGGAACTGAACACGAAGAAGATGTAAGGCTTGCCAAAGGCCCGCGAGCGGCTGCTGAAATAGGACGTGACAGGAATCGTCCTTTAAGAGTTGATTGGGAACAAGTCAAAGAAAGCATTATGAAAGATGCTTTATTAGCTAAAATTGCACAATATCCTAAAATTAAGGAGCTTTTACTTTCTACTGGAGATGCAGAAATTGTTGAACATAGTTTCAAGGATAGATATTGGGCTGATGGTGGTGATGGTTCTGGAAAAAACAGATTGGGTATTCTTTGGATGGAAATAAGAAAAGAGTTACAAGATGAAAAGAACCGAACGGCTCCGCAAGGAAGCTGAAAAAACGATGGAAAAAATTCGCCTAATTGCGAGACATATTCGCAATGTGGAAGATAATTGCGTAATATTAGCAGAAAAATTATTGGCTTTGGGTGAAGTGGAATTAGCTAGAAATTTGGTTGCTAATGGAATGGTACACGATGCATCTAAATTTTTTGGTATAGAGTGGGAATATCTTTCTCTTGGAAATCCTGTAGAAGATGTTGCTAAATTGAAAATGAAATTGGCAATTCATCATCATAATTCTACAAATAAACATCACCCCGAAGCTTGGCCGGGTGGCATTAAAGAAATGCCTGATGTATATTTGGCAGAATTTTGCTGTGATATTAAAGCAAGAAGTGAGGAATTTGGAACCGACTTACGAAATTGGATTGATGAAGTTGCAACCAAAAAATATTGCTTTACTAAAGAGGATGAAGTTTATAAAAAGGTAATGAAATTTGTTGATATGTTGTGTCCGCCGCCGTTTAAAGAAATTAAATAATTGACTTTTGTAATAAAGTGTGATATTTTCTTTATAATTATGACACCAAAATCAATAAACATAGCAGTGGCAGAACAAATTGAAAAATTCGGTTCTGATAAAGTAGTTAATACAGTTGTGGAGAAATTAGTTAATGCTGAAGTAATTAAACGAGCTGATGCTCTTGCTGCAGCCATTAAGTTATCGGAAGAAACTCTCCGTGAAGCTCGCAAGGCTTCTAAACCAGACCAAGTAGCTATAAACGCTGATGGTAGTAGAAATGAAACATTTTCTCCAAAAGCATTTGAAGCCAAGAAGAAATTGGATGAAAAACTAACCAAGATTGAAAACACAGTAGTAAATGCTACTGAAAAAGGTGAATGGGGTAAATTGTATGAATTGGTAAAGGGCGGCGCTCAGCCAACAGCAGAAACCAAACCTGATGACGCCTCAACAAATAATTAATAGAATTCAAAAAGAAGCAGACGCTCGATTGGGTGATACCATCGAGCGTTTGTTTTTAATTTTACGAAATCGCCATACACACCAATGCTGGCGGAAGGAATGTGATTGTGAATATTGTCGGTTTATCAATGGTAAATATGTTCATGAAAAACTTGTATTACATGCATTGAAAAGACGAATTAGAGAACTTGATGATTATTGGAATGCATCTGATTATGAATTACAGTTATTATGGCAATTACAAGCAGACCAATGGAAACAGAAAGCGAAAATTCGTTTATTGAAAAATCATAAAAAGGAATTACACGAAAATATTGTCTAATGGAAAAATATAATAAAATTTTTAAGAGAATGTTAAAATATCATTTTCATAGAGGATTGTGTTATCCATTGGATATAAACTGGTATGGAAATGATGGTCATTATTTAAAAATAATTTTTTACATAGAACTCTTGGACAATCTTAGGGAAGTGATTCTTAAGAACGCTTGACATTTATGCTTTCTCTGATAAACTATCTATATGAATTTGAATTGGCTTGTTCCAAATACTATTTACATAACTCTCCACGGTTCACAGGCTTATGGCTTGAATAATGAATTGTCCGATGTTGATGTAAAAGGTATTGTAATTCCGCCTAAAGAAATAGAAAATAATCTATTTCATCGCTTTGAGCAGGCAGAAAATGATAAATCTATTGAATCATTTTTGGAGCATTTGAAAAATCCAAAAAATCCAAAATTTGAGTCCACTCTTTACTCTTTGAAAAAGTTCATGATTTTGGCTGCTAATGTAAATCCCAATATTATTGAACTATTGTGGACCGACCCCAGTAACCATTTTGTTTTTAAATCACCAATGGATGAATTGATGGATAGTAGAGATTTATTCTTGTCATCCAAAGCTAAATTTACATTTTCGGGATATGCATATAGTCAATTAGCGAAAATTGAACGACACCGCAAATGGATTGTTCGTGGTGAATTGACAGAACCAAAAAGAAAAGATTTTGGTTTGCCCGAAGAACGCCCAAGACAAATGAGTGAAATCTTTGGTTTAATCAAATCCGAAGTTGAACGATGGAATCTATCACAGTTTCCATTAAGTGAAATGGAACGCGACGAATTAAAGTCAACCATTTGGGAATTAATTCTTAATGTTTCAGAAGTGGACGTTAATGAAGGTAATTGGCCTCAAATGTATGAGGCTGGTGTCATTGAACGTTTGTCCAAGGAATACAACTTGAAGGAAGAAGTAATTGATATTTTACAGAGAGAACGACTTTACAAAAAGGAAATAGAAGCCTACAATTCTTGGCTTAATTGGAGAAAGAATCGTAATCCAGCAAGACATGAACTTGAAGTTAAATCGGGTTACGATACCAAACATGCTTCACATCTTGTTAGGTTAATGCGAATGGGTTTGGAAATCTTGAATGACCGCAAGGTTATTGTCAAACGTCCTGACCGTGAGGAAATCTTAGCTATTAAAAATGGTTCATGGTCTTATGAACAGGTTATTGAATTTGCAAATTCCATGCAAGTAAAATTAGATGAAGCTTATAAAACTACAACTCTTCCAAAGACTGTGAATTATGAAAAGATTAATGAACTTTATCATAAATTGTATGAGGGGTATCATAATAAAAATTCAAATGTTATTTTTGTTCAACCTTCCTGTAATCCTGAACCTATCGGTGTAGGCAGGATATCAGATGGACAACCTCTTGAAAATAAATTTTACATGTGATTATGAAAATTACACCAAAACAAAGATTTACATTTCAAATAGCAGCTGAAAAAATTATTATAGATATAACTTCTAAGAACGAACCTTGGTCGTCAAGAGTTTTAGCCGATGAAATTGTTAATATGGTTTTGAATACTTTGGAAAGAAAAAGAAAATCACCAAAAGGTAAAGAACTAAAACCTTGGTTAGCTTTTGGGTTTAAGTCAAAGTAATTATTAAAGTATGGCAATTCCACTTAAAAAATTGATTGAAAATCCACACATATTGGATGAATTTTATGAAAAACATAGGGATTATTGTGCGTATTGCAAAGTTCCATTACAAGGTTTTATCACCGGTAGAAACAAATGCCCAAAGGGTGTTTGTTGTGATGATTGCTATTATGAAAAACTGGGAGAAGTTATAGAGCGCTACCCAATTTGTTCACCAAGAATTCGACGTGGATAAACTATGACAAATAAGCGACTTGTATTACAGTGGGAAAATTTATCCATCAAATTTAAATCTGATAATTCCATGCGACCTTTAAAGGATATGTTTCTTGTCTGCTTGGGAGAACGTGAATGTAATATTAATGACAGGGGAAAAAAGGAGAGACTTGTGATTTTTGATGAAGGCGGTGGATGTGATGAAGGTGCCCCTATATTTTTTTGTAAATCAGATAATAAAGATAATTGTTGGATATTTGCATGGAATAGTAAAGAAGAAATTTTTATAAAAAGTAATATAGGAAAGTTTATAAAAAATGAATGATAGATTAAAATTAAGTCATCATTATCCGGGTGCTTATCATTTACCGAATGATTTGTGGACACCGGAAGAAATTGAAGAAGCGGGGTTTATTTTTGTAGAATATCCAACATTTATTCATCAATTTGATGACCCCACCCATCCTATAATGAAATCGTATATTGATGGAACTGTTCCTAATGTATTACCAATGATTTGTAAAACAGCCAGATATTGTGGTGTAGGATACACAAAAACTTATGACCTTGATGCCGGCAGGTGGAGAGGTATTGAAAGTGTGTTTGATTATTTTAGTAAAAAAGATATTTTTAAACCTATGATTTTAAAATGGATGAAAGATCAGAAATATCATTACGTTCATAGAATATCATTGGAAGATTCTCCGTTTATTTGGAAAGGAACCTTTGGAAGTTCAGAAATGTATTACCACAGACATGCCGTACATGTTAGAGGAACTAAATTGCCTATAAATCACAATTATGAAAAATGTTAAATATGTTGATCCCAAAACAGTAAAACTTATTGATTTGGTGAGAGATAATAAGGTTGTAAGATTTGTTTATTTCAGGGATAATGAATTTTGGTATCAACACCAAGATGGATTTTTATTTCCAATTTCTCTTCAAGAAGCCACTACAGGTCGTGCTACATTCCTTGCCGAAGATAAAGCAATCTATTTTATGCGTTGGATGAAACGTTATATTGAAGTGTGTAAAACTGAGGATGTAAATAATACTACAAATTAAGTAGATATTATCCTTCTTTTGGTTTTTTAACAACCCAAGGTTTTATTATCTTGCTTAGAGGAACTGTTGGAACAGGTGCAATTGGTGTAGGGCCTTGGCTAAGTTTAGATACATTATATTCATATTTGTAAGCGTTAAAAATTCTGTATGTAAGACTTTCAGTATAACGCTGAAGTAATATAAGTTTTTCTTGAGCTGTAAACAGGTCGTCTCCTATTTTATGGGGGTCTGTGGATTTTAATCTCCTTCTTTTTAAATCTACATTATTAAATTCCAAGTAATCACCAAAAGTATAATCGTGTATGTTATCAGCGATATCTTTTACTGATTTAACAACTTTCATTTTATCTCTAAAATCATTATAATAGTATGATGGAAGAAATTTTCCTTGAGGACCACTAACATTACTAATTGTTTTTGATACTGATACGAATGGAATTCCTCTTAAATGTCTAAAATTTGAGTCAAGATACATTGCGTAATTTTCCTTATTGCCATCTACGAAAACAATAACTGAGGGGGTGGGTAAACTTTCCAACAAATCTACAATATGATTGACATCTAATGGAGTTCTGCCGCTTCTTGTCGTTTCTCCAACTTCATTTAATTTTTTTTTAAGTGTTGTTCGGTAAGACTTTCTTCTTCATCCGATACTTCACCTATTCTTGGAGCAGGTGCTGAAATTTCTTGTTGTGGAATTGCAGAAGCAATTTCGTCCAAGGATTGTATTTCAAAATATCTTTCCATTTTTCTACCCATATCTTCGTAAAGAGCATTTAATTGCTGAAGACCACCGTAACATTCTTTGGCTCGTTTTGAAAAATCTTTGGTAATCTTTTTTACTTCATTAAAATCTCTTTTGACAACTTCGGCTTGAAAATAATCACCAGATTCGGTCATAGCGTAAGATTCTGCCATTTGACCAATTTCAGAAAGATTTTTTGCCATTTCCATTAAAGCCGTTTCACATCGTAAAACTTTTCCATATTCGTTGAATTTGCTAACCTTCTCCATCAATTCTTTTTTTTGTTGTGGGGAAAGTTTTTTAACTTCATCACCAAATCTAGCACCACCATCTCTGGGAATATTGGATAAATTTTCAACAATTTTCTTTAGACTAAACTCTTGTACTTCTAAATTTTCTTTCATAAGATTTTCGGTTTCTTCTTCTTTCCCAAACATTTTATCTTGACAGTTTTGGCAAAGACCACTAATTCTAAATTCTTTTCTACTTTGTTCATCACGAAATTTATTCACATCTACAGGTTTATGACAGAAAGGACAAATTTTATCGATAATAGCTTTTTTTCTGTCAATGCCCGTTAATCTCTTGATATCAGTATCAAGTTGTGGATCTTTTTCAGCTGGGCTCCAATCGCCATTCATATGTCTTATAAATAGGGCCGGTTTTCCCATTTTTGCTTATAATTAGCAAAATATTCTTCAAGGTCTTTAAATTTTAGGAATGTTCGTTTTTCTTTTTTTGTTCTATCTTCAATAATAAAACCTGTGCCTTTTTTATGGCTTAATCTCATTTCTGGTCTTTTAAGAGCATAATAAAACATACCATCATTTTTAAAACCCATATCTTCAAGATACATAGCATCGGTTGCTTTCCAATTATCAACCGGAGTTAATCCTTTATCACGTTCGTCGCTAACAATATGTTTTAATAATTCTGTAAGTTTAATCATATTATAGGTCTAATTTTTTTAGAAATTCTACAAGAATAGCCGCGCCTTTAATATCATCTTTAAATAAAATAGATTTGGTAACGATGATATCTTCTTTTTCTTCTTCTTTTTCTTGTTGTTCAGGTTCAGCGGCTGGTGGAATTGGAGAACCCGGAGGAACTGCACCTTGAGGAAATGTTGGTGGTCCACCAAGACCGCCTGCGCTACCTAATCCAGCTTCAGTACCGCCAAGACCAGTAGCCATTTGTTTCTCTTGTTCTTTTTTCTTTTTTTCTTCGTCAGATATTGGTCTGTCATGTTTTTGAAAAGCTGTAAAAGAAAATTGACCACTATCTTTCATTTTCTTAATAACGGTAACATGACTGGTTCCAAATGGGTCTGTAGTTTTATACCATATTTCGGTTCTAGCAGTAGTGGTTGGTTTCTTTTCTTTGAAATTGTCCAATGCAGCTAATTCTCTTGGTGAAAAGGGTTGACCGATGTAAGGTTTTATATATGTTGCCCATTCTTCTTTTACATGAAATGTGGTTGATACTGGGTCAATTGAAGTAGATTCTTCACCTACTTCATCAAGATACATCGGTTCACGAATATCTTTAAGAATTGACAATACTGCTTTTTTGGTTTTTAATTCAGCTAAAGAATTAGCAAAATCATCAATATCAGAGTCACTCATTGAATTTGCTACTTTTCTAACATATGCACTTCCATAATCAGGGTCATGTTTTGCATGTCTTACTTTTTTAAAAAATTCTTGTTGGTTTAATGATTTGCTGGGCATACATAAATAAATATTACATAATTTTAGTTAAATATCAGTTTCTTTAAGGTAAGATATAGTTTCATTTCATAATAGAATTTTATTATTTAATAAAATTTTTTGTATTTTAGAAAATATAATACTATTTATATTACAGAAATGCAGTAATTTCTATTTGCTGCCACGTATTCAAAAACGTAAACTTCATTGGAGTTCAAATAACTTCAGAAAACAAAGAAAACAATTTTATGATTAATAGTGAACTATTGAAAGAAGCGATTGCTGATGCTAAGGCAGTAAGAGCCACTGCTCTCGCCAATGCTAAAGCCGCTCTTGAAGAAGCCTTCGCTCCCCGTTTTGAGGCAATGTTTGCCGACAAATTAAAAGAGGAATCCGAAGAAGAAGAAGACCAAGAAGAGGGACTACAGGAAGTAGAAGCTCCAAATCAGGTTCATGGAAGTGGTGGAGAAGCTAAGGGACCAGCAACCAAAGCCGTTTCTAAAGGTAATCCCAAAACACCAAAAGGTGGCGCCGGTGATGTGGATTTTAAAGCCGTTCAAGCTGGATTAGGCCCAACAGGCGTTCCTAAACTCGGTAAGAAAGTTAATGAAACTGCCGAAGAAGAAGAAGAGGAAGATGAAGGTAGGAAGAAAATGGATGAAACTGCCGAAGAGGAAGATGAAGGTAGAAGGGAAGAAGAGGGCGAGGAGGAAGATGAGGGTAGGGTTGAAGAAGCTGGTCTAACTTCGGAAGATTTAGATGAAATTATTGCAGAGTTGGAAAATGAAGTAGCAGAGGAAGAAGAAGGTAGAACGGAAGAAGAACCTGCTGCTCCAGAACTAACACCAGCACCAGAAGATAGTGGTGGAGTGTCATCGCCTGTTACTGGTGATGAAAGAGAACCCGTTACTGGTGACGAAGAACCTGCTGCCAATATTGAAGCAGAACCGGGTAGTGAAGTTGATATTAATCTTGAACCGGAACCAGAAGCTGAACCGGGAGCTGATACAGTCCCCCCAACAGCTATGGATGCTGGTGGAGCAAGTAGGCGACCAGTTAGAGAACCTGCTGAAGAACCGGTTGAAGAACCTGTTGGAGCTGCAGAAGATGAAGAAAATATCAATCTAGATGAATTACTCGCCGCTCTTAATGAAGAAGGCGAAGAAGAAGAGGAAGAAGAAGGGTATGAAGAAATGGATGAAGCCTTACAAAATCAAGGTCTTCCAACCAAAGAACTTGCTGGTCAGGACAAAACCGGTGGTGTAAAGGGTTATCCACCCGGTCCAGATGCTAGTAAGAGACAGCTACCGGGTAAAAATCATAATATTCAAGGTAAAGGCAACATTGGTAGTGGGTCTGAAACAGGTAAACCAATGGCAGAAGCATCTCAATACAGGGTTGCTTTGAAAGAAGCCTATAAAACCATTGAATTCCTCCGTGGACAAATTAATGAGGTCAATCTGTTGAATGCTAAACTACTTTACACGAACAAGTTGTTTAAAGAATTCGCAGGTGTTTTGGACGATTCATATCGTATGAAAATCGTTGAATCATTTGACCTAACAAAAAGTGTTCGTGAAGTCAAGCTGGCCTACGCCCTATTGGCGGAGTCCTTGAATTTCGGTACGCAAATGACAAAAACCCACTCTGTAAAATCGGTTGTAAAACCGGTTTCGCAAAAGGGACAAGTTAAGCAAATTACCGAAGGATTCGCATCAAAGCCGGTGTCATCAACAAAACCTTCCAAGTTAATTACTGAAGGTAATGAGATGGCTCTTAGATTCAAGAAGCTCGCTGGAATCAAAGATACACCGAAGACTACTACTCCTGAAAAGAAGTAATAATCTAGTGAGCAAAAAATAAAAATAGAGAAAAAACAATATATGGAAAATATTAAATCATTGTTAACAAACACTCTCAATCCTCAAGCTCGTTTGATGCAGGAAACCCGTGGTCTTGTGACCAAGTGGGATAAAACCGGTCTTCTTGATGGTATTAAGAGTGATATTGAGAAGTCCAATATGTCGGTCTTGCTCGAAAATCAGGCTAAACAACTGATTGAAGAAGCAACTGCTACTGGTACTTCCGCAAACTCTGAACAGTGGGCTGGCGTAGCTCTCCCGTTGGTCAGACGTGTATTTGCTGAATTTGCTGCGAAGGAATTCGTATCCGTTCAGCCTATGAACCTCCCATCTGGTCTTGTGTTCTACTTGGATTTCAAGTATGGCTCACCTCACGGTGGTAATCCTGCCGATACATCAGGTTCATATTATCAATCATTGTTCGGTGGTACTGGTGCTAAACTAGGTTCTACTGATACATTCGGCGGTGGTCTATACGGCGCAGGCCGATATGGTTACACCATTAATCAAAAAGCTGCAACTGCAGTAACATTTAGTGCAGCTACATCAACATTGGAAGATATTGACTGGTTGGCTAATTATTATACTCAATATGCCTCATCTGGTTCAGTACAAGGAATTTTGAATAGTATTTCAGCATCGTTTAATAACAATCAGCTTATTACTTTTAAAACTTCAAATTTTTATAGTACTACGACTAGTCAAGGTAATCCGTTTGACCCATTAGCTGTTCGTTCATTCATGCCATATAGCATTGTTACTGGATCTACAGCAGGGCTAACTGCTTCATTTCAATCAGGTAGTGCTGCCGGCTCCGGTCCTATGTATTTCCCACCATTTACAAAATTTGTAGTGGGTACTGGTATCGATGCTGGTGGTGCTCAGGTTGGTGAAATCCAGTTTGTCTTATCAGCTTCGGCTGGTGCTACTGGTTCCTTCACTGGTAATATTTATTACACAGTTCAACCAAGCCCACAAGACCGTGGTGACTTCGAAGATAATCCAAACAATGCTAATGCTACTGGTACTGATACGGGATTTGTTTATGGAACAGGTAAGTCAACTACTGATACTGGTCTTAACAAGGATATCGGTATTCCAGAAGTAAACTTGCAACTTAACTCCGAACCAATCGTAGCTAAGACACGTAAGTTGAAAGCTGTCTGGACTCCTGAACTTGCTCAAGACTTGAATGCTTATCATAGCATTGACGCAGAAGCAGAATTGACTGCTCTGTTGTCTGAATATGTTTCAATGGAAATTGACCTTGAAATTCTTGATATGTTGATTAACGCAGTATTACCTATCAATATTGAACGTTGGAGTGCAAGGCTTAATACGGAAATAGTTCCTACTGGAACTGGTACTTACCAATTCGTTCAAACAACAACGGCAGGTACTGGTGGTTACTACACCAAGGCAACATGGTACCAAACTCTTGGTAACAAGATTCAAAAGGTATCCAACAGGATTCACCAATTGACGCTTCGTGGTGGTGCTAACTTCATGGTTATCTCCCCAACAGTGGCAACTGTTCTTGAATCTATTCCGGGATTCGTAGTGAATACCGATGGCGACCAAGCAAAGTTTGCTATGGGCGTTTCAAGGGTTGGTTCATTTGCTTCAAGGTTCCAAGTTTACAAGAACCCATATATGACTGATAATATCATTCTAATGGGCTTCCGTGGTAATAACTTCTTGGAAACTGGTGCAGTATATGCTCCATACATTCCATTGGTTCAGACACCGTTAGTGTATGACCCTGTGAACTTCACGCCAAGACGTGGTGTAATGACCCGTTACGCGAAGAAGATTGTTCGTCCTGAATTCTATGGCAAGATTTACATTGCCGATTTGGACACGGTATAATCTTAACAGATAATCAATTAAACAAAAAAGGAGCCGTAGAAATACGGCTCTTTTCTTTTGCATTTATTTAATTTTATTTCATTCTTGTTTAGATTTTATTGTAGAATTTTGATATCTATGGAATATAAATCAAAAATTATGAAAATAGCGAATGTACATGGTGTAGAATGGAAAATGGACGATAATATTTATGAATGGCATAGACGGTATAAGTGTATTGAAGTGGGACCAGAATCTATCTGGAATTCAAACCCAGAAATAGTTTCTGAAATGACAGCTTTTAAATTATATTGTATAGAAAATTCTCCGAGTGTTTTTATTGATATTGGAACATATTGTGGAATAGTTTCTTCGGTATATTGTTCTTTAGTAAAAGACCATCGATGTTATTCAATAGAACCTATTCGTTCTCATTGTGAGAGATTACAAAATACTGCTAAATTAAATAATTGGAATTTAAGTACACATCCAATTGGGTTAAATAATTATGTTGGAAAATGTTATTATCACAATACTAATATGGCACGATTTACAAACGACCCAAACTTTAAAGTGTCTGATGCTGAGATTAATAGTAATCCTGAAAATGCTAAAATACATGAAGTTAATATTGATACCTTAGATAATTTTGTTAAATCAAATAATATAAAACCAAATTTAATAAAAATAGATGTAGAGGGATACGAAGTACCAATACTTGAAAAAGCTCAAGAAACATTATCAAACGATGCTGTAGATTTATTTATTGAAACACATAGAAATGAATGTATAGAACTTGGTTGGAATATAGAAAAATTATGTGATTATATACCTCAAAAGGATTATATTTTTTATACTACAGGTCTTTTGTATGACCAAAATTCTCTTCCAAGTTATATTTTTAGGCAAAGAATTTTTACTGATTTAAAAGATTATATACTTAATCATAAAAGTACTATGAGATTTGTGGCTATAAATAAAAAAAATTTAGGTTAAAATAAAGAAAGAAATTTGAAATAATATTTTATTTTTAGATATTTATAGTGCAATAAAGTTATATTTAACAGTTAAAATATTATGACAAATCTATCTATCCATTTATGTGATACTTCAGCATCTTTAGTTTTAACATCTGCTTCATTTGCAGATCAATCAATTAGTTCAAGCTATGCTATAAGCTCATCTTGGACGTTATTAACACAACAACAGATTTCATGTTCTTGGGCAAGTTCATCTATGTCATCATCTTGGGCACCACCAACCTCTGTTTTGAGATATACAACTACTGCGTCATTTGCAAGTGGACCATATATGTACAATATTTCGTTACCGTTTATTCCTTTTAGAACAGGAGTAGGAATCTTGTGTATTAATAATGATGGGACTAGTGGTTATCAATCAGGGTCATTGTTAGATATTAGCACTATTAATGGCGCAGCAACCGTGGGTGGTGCCAGTACTGGTCAAATCTTTTGGAATATTAATGAAAATATTGTTACTGTTAGGACTACTAATCGTACTGTTGGTTATGAAGCTAGTTGGGCACTTTGGAAAGCTACTACTTATGGTGATAATCCTATAGGTGGGTTATCATCATGGAATAATTTTGTAATTCAAGTGAATGCAGAATAATTTTAATATTTGAATACAAAGGAGCCGAATTTCTTCGGCTCTTTTCTTTTGCATTTATTCAATAAAAATTGAATATTTATATTAGAATATGAAGCAAAGTCAACTTAAACAACTTATTAAAGAGATTGTATATTGTATTTTTAAAGAACAGTTTGGTGAACCAACTCCACAAAAGTTAATACCTGATGATGAAGAAGAACTATGGAAAATAGTACAGAGTTTACCTATTGATTATTCAATTCAATTTTCAATTTTTCATCCAATATCAAAAGGGTTGTTGATTATACTTCATAGTAGTAAGGGAAATGTATTTGCAGCTACCAGTCTTGGTGGGTTAAAACATGCTGGTCCACCTGATGGAAAATGGCATGTACCGGGTGAGAAAATTTTAAGAATTTTAGTAAAGGATGTATATGATTATGGTGAAAATAATGATGTATATTATTCCATAGTTAAAACTACTCCAACTAACCTTTAAAATTTTTATATTTATATCAATATGACCGATTTTATTTTTAAGGAATCATATCATGATAATATGTCAGATGCTGAAAAAGAAGCATTGGCTCTCTCTTATTGGTCAATAGGACAGTCAGATGAAGATGGTGAAGATATTTCGTGGAAAAATTGGTGTTGGATTTATAAAAATGACATATTGCGCTACAAAAAAGGACAAACGCATGGTATCAACTTTGGTATTGATAGAGAAAATTATTTTAGAGGTTGGTATGATGCTAAAAAGAATACAATATCTGTGGTTTTTCCTGCACATGAACTTAGAAAATTTGGTAATAGAAGGCCATCAGAAGATGACATACCACAATTACTTTATCAAAAACTAATTAATACATTTGGCGCTGGGCGTCCAAAATTCATTGTATTTGAGAATGCTACACTGATAAAAAGAAGTGAATTAAAATTGCTTCTAAAAGAAATTGTTCAACAAATTCTTCTAAACGAAAGAGAAGAGAATGAATATTATTGGTTAGAACCAAATTTACAGTTTCAAAGAGTTCCGTGGGAAGGACATGCAAATTGGGCAAGAAATTATTTAGAGAATATGGGAAAAAAATTATCTTATGGTGATTATGATGATGTGGGTGTTTATAATAGAATGTATGAATTGGGATTTGTTAGAGTTGTCAAAGTTGGTTATTTTGATGGTGATATTCTGACATATAATTATAAAAAAGGATTTCCGCCTTCTCCACAAAAAATAAAAGCAATGAAGAATTTTGCAATAGAAAAGAATTGTGACACAATTAGAGATGATACGAGTGGAAGAATTGAAAATTTGTTACAGGAAGGAATATTTCTTAAAGAAACAATGACTTATAAAGAACTTTTAGCTTTAACAACTCCTGAAAGAAAAGAACGTGCAGCAAATGTAAGAGTTCGCTCTATTCCTGTTAGTATTGAAGAGGGATTAGAACAATGGAATTTCAGATATAAATCCAGTCCACAAACCACTGTAACTGATGAACCATTTGAAGGTCATATTACATTCTTAAAAGGTAGAGTAGAACGAAGTGATGATGCTATGAATTTAGAGTGTAAAGTTGATTGTAGTTGTCCTGATTTCATGTATAGATTTGCTTATAATGATACTCAAAAAGGTGCAAGTGATATTGGACCTGACAGTTTAAGCGGTTGTATTAATAGAAAACCAAAACCAGCTTATGATTATGGTGAAGGCTTATGTAAACACTTGGCAGCATTGCGTAGATATTTACAAACAAAAATATTAGCGACTAGAAGAAGTAATTTATTTGAAGCAATCGGTGATGTGGCAAAACAAGGACCATTTAATATAACCTATTATGATTAAACTTAAATCATTATTAACTGAATTTCAAGGTGAAAATTTAAAAGTGGGAGATTTTGTTCTTACAACTGGGAAGGGTCCATTAACAGGACCTAATTCTCCATTGGGGTTTGATAATCTTCCAGCAATAATTGTAGGTAAACGACAAAATAAGTATCTTATTATGTTTAGAGGGTCAATCAGTCCATTAGAAGCCACAGATGAACAAATAATAAAAGTATCAAAACCTCATAGATTTCCTCTATCACCTTGGGTCAAAAAGTATCTTGGAAAATAA